GCCGTTGTTTCTGCTGCCGCCTTTGCTTCTGCTGCCGCCTTTGCTTCTGCTGCCGCCTTTGGTTGTTCAAGTGCTTTTATCATTTCGATCGCACGCTCACTAAATATTTTTGGTGAACATTTTGAAAAAAATTCTAATGCAGAAACCGATACTGGATTTTGATCTTTTAAAAAATTATATACATTTTCTGATGACTCATCTACCTTGGATATTTCTTCTTTTATTTGTTGTTCGTCTTTTGGAACTAATAATGAAAAATGAATTGCCTTACCTGTATTCTCATATGTACCATCCCCTTTTTTACGCATTCTTAACGGATGAAACCACATGTAAATAGTTGGTTTTTTTTTGATTTCACTTAATATCTCAGCGATACTTGTCTGCGTTTCTAATGGATCATAATTATCATCTTCATCTGTTATTAATAGAACTGATAAGTTATTCATATATTCTTCACTTTCACTTATATTTTCAGTTTCACCATTATTTGTTCGGTATACTTGAAACTGATAAGGAGATAATATTGAAAATACACCCAGTTCAAATACTGGTATCGACGCGCCTTTTTTACATATAATAGGTATTATTACACCATTATCATAATGAATTTGATCATTACGGTGTTTTATTCCGAAATATTTATTATAAAAATCGTCAGGGGTTTGAAGGGTTTGAAGATTCGACCTGTAATAACTGCATAACGCATCACGCAAAGTATCTTCATTTATGTCTTCACTCGTTGTATCGAGTATGTGTATACCTTTTGCAATTGTATCAAAAAAACAGTCACCGCCACCATAAACTTCTACACAATTAAAGTTTTCTTTTAATTCTTCAGGTAAGTCGTCACTACCGACTAGGCGTTCTTCACTTGCACTTGCCATTAAAACTTATTTTTATTATATTTATTATATATAAAGACATATATAATAAATATAGTATACTATTTGATATTTATATTCAATTATATTTTTTACGGGTATGATTTTTATTTTTATTATACATTTTATTTAATTTAAATTTATTTATTTTTTCACTTATTTTTGATTTTAGTATTTTTTTTATTCTGCGTTTATTTTTTTGTTTTTGTGCTTCGGCTTCTTTCTCCTTAAATTTCATAATTTTTTTAATACATTTTTTTTTTATACATTTTTTTATTTTTTTATTTATTTTATTTTTCAATGAGTTTTTATTTTTTATATTTCTGATTTTCTTTTTTATTGTTGAATGTTTTTTTTTTAATATATAATTCATTTTATTTCTGTTTCCTTTTCCTCCAGTGGTACATGAAACAATTTTTATTTTTTCGTCTAATAATGAATTTAATTTTGATACAACTTTACTGTCAGTATTTTTTATTTCATTAAATATGGGTAATGTAAAAAGGTCTCGACCCAAGTTTGAATTAGTATTATATGTTAAATTGTATATTGACTTTATTTGGAAATTATTCCATGATGGATTTTTTTTTCGTTTTTCATGAATGAAAATGATTCTGTTGAATATTTCATTCAAGTATAAGTTCATTAATAAAATGCGTTGTGGCGATACTGTTGAGTCATCAGGCGGCAGTGGTAGTATTCCCTCTATCAATTCCGGTAGTGCCAATGCTTTAAATGAAGGCGATAGTTCTACTTTTGGCATAGTCATGAATCCAATAAGTTGTTGTGTTTTTTTTGGTAGTGGTGACATTACTGTGGCAAATGACAACTCAGGTGATGTAAGTTCTGGCGTTCCCATGAGTTGAAAAGATGGTGCTGTCAATGATGACGATGCAGATGGTAATGTCATGAATTCTGGCGCTGATGAAGATGTTGGTGGTTGTGCCATTAAAAAAAAATCTGGCGATCCTAGTGATCCTGGTGGCGACGGTGCCATTGATGGTGGTTGAAATTGTGCTGCTTCTGATGGTTGTGATCCCATTGAAAACGATGATGCTGTTGCTGTTTTTGACGGTTTCGGTTCCATAAATAATGATGATCCAAATGATGCTGATTCTTCTGCTTCTGATGGTTCTGATCTCATAAATGATGGTGATGACCCAAATGATGCTGGTGCTGCTGTTTTCTTTGCCGTTGTTTCCATAAATAATGATGATGATCCAATGGGTGCTGCTGTTGCTGTTTTTGACGGTTTCGGTTCCATAACTAATGATGATCCAAATGATGCTGATTCTTCTGCTTCTGATGGTTCTGATCTCATAAATGATGGTGATGACCCAAATGATGCTGGTGCTGCTGTTTTCTTTGCCGTTGTTTCCATAAATAATGATGATGATCCAATGGGTGCTGCTGTTGCTGTTTTTGACGGTTTCGGTTCCATAACTAATGATGATCCAAATGATGCTGATTCTTCTGCTTCTGATGGTTCTGATCTCATAAATGATGGTGATGACCCAAATGATGCTGGTGCTGCTGTTTTCTTTGCCGTTGTTTCCATAAATAATGATGATGATCCAATGGGTGCTGCTGCTGCTGTTTTTGACGGTTGCGATCCCATTGATAATGATGATCCAAATGATGCTGATTCTTCTGGTTTTGATGGTTTCATTGAAAACGATGATGCTGGTGCTGCTGTTTTTGACGGTTGTGATCCCATTGATAATGATGGTGATGACCCAATGGGTGCTGCTGTTGCTGTTTTTGACGGTTTCGGTTCCATAAATAATGATGATCCAAATGATGCTAATTCTTCTGGTTCTGATGGTTTCATTGAAAACGATGATGCTGGTGCTGCTGCTTCTGATGGTTGTGATCCCATTGATAATGATGGTGCTGCTGCTGCTGCTGTTGCTGTTTTTGACGGTTGCGATCCCATTGATAGTGATGATCCAAATGATGCTGATTGTTCTGCTTCTGATGGTTTCATTGAAAACGATGATGCTGGTGCTGCTGTTTCTGATGGTTGTGATCCCATTGATAATGATGGTGCTGCTGCTGCTGCTGTTGCTGTTGTTTGTTGTGGGATTGGGGCGCGTGATAATGAAACTGGTGTTTTCTTTGCCGTTTCCATAAATAATGGTGATGCTAATGATGGTGCTACTGCTGGTGATGATGCTTGTGATCCCATTGGTAATGATGGTGTTACTGCTGGTGATGATGCTTGTAATCCCATTGGTAATGATGGTGTTACTGCTGGTGATGATGCTTGTGATTCCATTATTGGTGATGCTAATGATGGTGCTACTGCTGGTGATGGTGATTCCATTATTGGTGATGCTAATGATGGTGCTACTGCTGGTGATGATGCTTGTGATCCCATTGATAATGATTGTGCTACTGCTGGTGATGGTGGTTGTCTAAATCTTGGTCTTGCTGGTCCCATAAATTGTGACGATGGTTGTTGTTCTTCATCTGAAAATGATGGTGCTGGTGCTGCTGATGGTGGTTGCGTTAATCTTGATCTAATTCTTGGTCTTACTGGTGATACTTGTGGTCCCATAAATAGTGACGATAATGGTTGTTCTTCTTCATCTGACGATGCTTGTGACATAAATCCCGCTGGTTGTCCATTCATTCCTCCAATTTGTGTAAAATCGGTCAAATCGGAAATGTAATCTTTAAAATTTAAACTTCCAAATCTTATAATTGTATTTTTTTTTGAATTAACATATGGAATTATAAATCGTTTTGTGTGATATAGTATGTTATTATTGTTTGTGTATTTTATTGTGACTATTGGTGGTTGGATTTCTAATTCTAAATTATTATTATACCTAATGACGCTTATAGCTATATAAAGAATCGTTTTTGTGTCATCTAATAAATTTCCATTCAGGTTGTATAATGCATCTTCATCAACATATTCGAATAATTGTCTTGTGATATTGTTTGTGTTGTACATTCCAATAATTATGTCACCTACTTTAAAACCAATAATAGCTGCAAGACTTTCACAATTTATGCCATCAATAATGTAATATTTTTTCGTTGTATCTAGATTAAATTTTTTCAACTCGTTAACAGATAGTTGTCTTAAAGTAAAACCAAGTATTTCACTACACTTTTGTTTTTCTTTACGTTTTATTTTGTCATTTAATATCCTACCAAAAAAAATAGAGTTAGAAATCAAAGAATTTTTTATTTTTAATTCTTCAATTTGTAATTTTTTACTATCAACAAATTTTTTAGCTCTTGGATAAATTTTATTATTTCTAATTTTGAGTACTTTACTGGTTATTGGATCAACAACGTCTACTTCATTTGAATATAATATATCTTGAATCGTTTCAAAGTTAAAATTCTCTGGTGTAATTGGCGGAGCAGCGGGAGTTGTCATTTATTTTTCCACTAATTTTTTATTATTTTTTATTGTTATAATTCTTTTACTTTGATTGATTTAATTATTATATATTATATTTTATATTTATTATAATAATTAAAATATAATATAATTAAAAAAATAAAGTCTTAAAAGTTCATCATTGTTTTAAGCTATTGACCGACTTGTGTTATCGGTGTCCATTTTTTGAATTTATAATGATAAACACACTTCATCAGTATTTTTTTTGACATGTCAACGAATTTATCTATATTAATATTTTCAAATTCATTTTCGTCATCACTTTCTTCTAATGCATCAAGCGAGTTATTTTCTTTAATTTTTCTAAATATAGAATTCATCATTACACTTGTTTTATAATTGGGTATAGATGCAGTCAATTCATTGTCGTCAATGTTTCCGTTCGGGTCAGAAAGGTGGTAGATGTCATTTTGTAAATCGGCTCTTACCATGAAAATTTTATATTTACTGTGATGTACATGTTGTTGACTTGTTGTATGTGATGAAGAGTTACGGGTTGGCGCGTTTGGCGCGTTTGGCGCATTTGGCGCGTTTGGCGCGTTTGGCGTGCTTGAAATCGAGTTGAAGTAAAAAATATTTTCATATTCATTATTTGAATTATTCCAACATTTTTTCTGAATACAAAATGGATGATAAAATGGTTTCATATCATGCGCGTCCTTGAATGAAGATAAAATATATGGTATTCCAATTTCAACGGAATTGTGTTGTTTTTGTGAATGCGGATTTGGTATAGGTTTAACTTGTTGATTCAATGACTGTTGATTAAAAAACTTATTTATTTTTTTAAATTTATCGACTACGCTTGTTGCATCCAAGTGTAGTCCATCAAAATAATGAATATTTTCAATTGTGAAATAGTATGTGTTGTAATTATTTCCATTACTGTTTTGTCGAACATAAAAATGAGTTCCGTATAATACTGTGTTGTTTGGAAACATGTGAGATACATTTTTTACTTGTATAGAAATGATTTCTCGTTGAATATTTAACTCTAAAAAATAGCACTTGTTATTTTTAAACCATACAAAATATTTTTTTCCTTTTGGAATGATAAAATAAAAAAATTCTTTATTATCGTGATTATCATCATAGTTGTCAATGTTGGATTTATTATGTGAAACTTTCTTATAATGTTTTGACTCATAAGAAAATTTTATTTTTGGGAACTGTTTCAGTATGTCTTCATCATTGGTGGTGGTGTTGGTGGTGTTGATTTTTTTTTTGTACACCGCAAAGTGATCTTGTTGTTGCATTGACTGTGTTTGATGACTGAACTGCCTTGAGTATAAGTGTGGCGTTGTTTTTATTACATTATCGCCATATATATTATCGTAACCACGACATACCATACATTCATAATCATCATCATCATATGAAAAAACTATTTGGAAAATGAAAATGGTGTAATAGTTGATGATACAGCAGGTGTGCCGCCAATTTCTTTCATAAAACGAATGAGTTCGTCTTTCATTGACTGTGAAGAAGAAGAAGAAGAAGATGACGATGATGGTAAGAAGTTATTTTTTGCAATTCCATCACTATTTTTTTTTTGTTCTAATGAATGAAATAGTTCGTCATACTTTTGCTGCGGAAGAGTTACCAAGTCTTTTACTTTTGGTATTGTGAGAGTAGAAATAAAAAAAGTGTAAAGGTAATGAAGAAGGAAAATAAAAATGAGTGATAGTACAGATACTTTAAAAATCCAGTACCACATTTAAAAAAGTATAGTTTCAATAATTTTATTATATATAAATATAACTTTAATACAATAAAAACGTAGAATAATAAAACAATACAACTATTTTTTGTTACCTAAGTTAATTATTTGTTAATACAAGTAATATAAATAATAAGTGTCGCTCACTGCACATCTGTAAATTTGAAAGTAATTCCATATTCTTTAACATTTTCCCAAATTCCCGAAATTTTCAACATGATGTTGCATTTTTGGATGTTTTTATTTGTATCTGAAAATAATTTGATGCTACACGATTTCATTTGATTTGATAAGTTATAAACGGGAGTTTTAAGAGTGTTGCTTTTACTTGTTGAATTCAAAAAATGGTTATATTTTTCGAGAATTGATGTTTCTAAATTACAAATATTTGAAATCGTTTCCTTGTTGGAATACATGTCATAGGTTATGATATTTTTATTGAATGATTTGGAGATTGTAACAAACGACAGCTTAACAGGAAATATCAATCCAATTAATGAAACGTCGTTGTCCGAGTAGTTTATGCGTATAAAAAAACTGTCATGAATGATTGAATTTTGGATGGGTTCACTAAAATATAAATGTTTCAAGTTTATAAAACTGCGTGACTCCTCCTCCTTATCATCGTGGTGTTCTGCGATTCCGTCGCCACATGAAAGAGGAGTCATTTTATTTGTTTTAAATGTTAAATTCAACATCATATAATATGTACAATTGCGGTACTACTGTATATTTGTTTTTTTGGTTTATATTCTTTTTTTTATAATGTAATAGACTGGGAACCCCAAAGGGAACCTACGGTTCCCCTTTAACCCCTCCCTTCAATTATGGGGAAGGGGTCAGAGGGGACAGCATGTCCCCTGCCCCTCCTATAAACAATAATGCTCGATTAATATCTGCAAAGATGTTTTTAAAAAAGAAAAGATTGCGATTCCAATTTTTACTTCAATTGCATTTGAACTTTGTTCCAAGAATAAAAGTAGTGGAACCTTTATATTAAAATTATAAAAAAAAATAAAGTAACAAAGTATAAATGACAATATGTGTATTAGTTTATATTTTATATTTTTAAAGTAACTCCAGTTGTCAACATAACTACACATTGATGTTTCCGCACATCCTTTAAAGAAAAAATAATATGTATCAAGTATTCCATTCATTATTTTATGCAGTCCATTTTTATTGTTTTTTAAAATAAGTGACTCTTTTATTTTATCTTTACCAAACATACTAATGTACAATTGTTTTCTTTTACCATTTTCAAATATGTGAGGTGTGCATCCATCCATGTATCGATTTCGATACAGTAGTTTGTTGATAGTGATGTGTGGGATATGACAAGATTTTTTTATTGTTTCAAATACATCTTTTATCGATTTATATTTTTTTTTTACAATTTTTCTACGAAGTTTAATATCAAAATAAGTAATATAAAGTTTTTTATTGATAGTTTTAAGAATGGAATTTTCATCAGGAGGTAGTGATTGTTTGATGTTGTCGATTAAAATTTGAATGGTTGACTTTGTGAAAATGAATGTTTTGTTGCACCTGAAACTTGACACTGCCATATCATACAGTTTCTCTTGAAATAGTTCAAGGTTGTTTGTTAAAAATAAAAAAGCAATCAAAGAACTTGCACTACATGATGACATTTTATGAATGCGAATTAATTTTCTCTCTTGCATTTCGCGTAAAAAGTACAAACATCCGACCAAGTAGTTTGAATTGAATGCTCCTCCACTCATTGTTATATCCAGATCTAGAATACAACTATTTTCATTCATAATTTTTTTACTTATGTTATCAACTAAACTCGACACAATCTCGCGCATATTTATTGTAACCATCGGAAAGGTTTCTCTCAAATTTAACGCATTTGGATTCTGTGCCTCGGTTTCTATCCTTAAACTTGATAAATACTTATTTGATAAATATAAAAATAAATATAAAAAAATAAGTATATATTTTTCATACTTGTTTTTTATAATAAATATAATTTTATAATTCGATTGATTATTTTCACAAACAAACAAATGAAAGTTGCAAAGTCACATGTATGTCATTTTGATGACTATTTACAAAAAAATAAAAAACATTCCATGCATCCAAAACTTTGCGCGCTGTATCATAAATTTCCAAGTTCAATTCATAGTTTAAAAAATTTGATATTTTATGGTCCATCGGGTGTTGGGAAATACACTCAAATGTTATCGTGCATACATAAATACAGCCCGAGTGAATTGAAATATGAAAAACGACTGACAGTAAATTTTAATAAGGAACAATATTTGATAAAAATGAGTGACATTCATTTTGAAATTGACATGTCTCTCTTGGGATGCAATGCGAAACTTTTGTGGAATGAAATATACTTGCAAATTATAGATGTTATTGTGTCTTCTTCATCACATAACCAGGTTGGAATTATTGTTTGCACACAGTTTCACAAAATAAACAGCGAATTGCTTGATAATTTTTACAGTTATATGCAAGGTATTAATTCTGTGCGACTGAAATACATATTAATATCAGAACATGTTGGTTTTATTCCGGATAATATAATGCAAAATTGTAAAATTATTCATGTTCCCAAACCCACCTTGTTGAATTATAGTAAATGTTTACAAGTTCCACACCCAGAACCTCCTTCGCAAGCACAGTTCCAACAGTCACAGCATTCTTTGCCTTTACCTTTACCTTTAGATGACACGAATTTGTCATCACCTATTTCGCAGTCAAACATGGTGGCTTCGACAGTTAAAACAAAAACACTTCATAAATATGAAATGATAAATTCGTGCCCTTATGAAAAGCTCTGCAAGTCGATACTTGATATTTTGAAAAACCCGGATGATTTGAAATTTTTAACTTTTCGAGATGTGTTGTATGACATTCTTATTTACAACTATGACTTGGGGGAATGCATATGGTATATTTTAAATGATTTGATCAGCTCTGGACTGTTAAGGTTGAATGATTTATCAGATATTTTAATTGAAACGTATACTTCGCTGCAGTATTTTAATAATAATTATAGACCCATATACCATTTAGAAAATTACATGTATAATATCATATCAAGAATACATGGATACGGAATCATCAAAAATTAAACTCAAAATAAAAAATGCAAAAAAAATATTAGGTTTGACCCAAAACAAAAAATATACTTTTACAGAAATAAAAAAACACTACAGAATTTCTGCGTTAAAAAATCACCCCGACAAACATTTTAATTCTGATGAATCAACGGCAAAGTTTAAAGAAATTAATGAAGCGTATGAGTTTTTAATTCATGAAAATGTTGACAGTGAATGTTTTTATAATGATAGTAAAGATGATGAAAATAAAGAATATAATAAAAAAGAAAATTTGGACGATTGTAAAAAGTATAGTGATTTATTTGCTGCATTTATAAGTTCTCTCATGGTTGGATTTTCGAATAGAAAAATAACAGAATTGAATGTGATTTTGACGGCATTGATGGACAAGTGCAAAGTACTAACAACTGCAATGTTTGACAATATGGACAAGAGCTCGATTTTATTCATTTATGATTTGATTATGAAATACTATGTAATTTTAGAAATTACTGATGACAGATTTGATGGAATTATAAAAATATTAAAAAATAAGATGAAAATGGATGACGTAATTATATTGACTCCAACCATATCGGAGTTGTTTGATAATAATAATATTCAGGTGATTGAACATGAAGAAAAAACATATTATATTCCAAATTGGCACACCGAACTTTATTATGATATGAATTTTGGGAGAGAGTTGATTGTAAAGTGCATTCCCAAATTACCTGAATATATATACATTGATGAGTTAAACAATATTTATATTGATGTTCGAACGCGTGTTGAAAACTTATTCAATCTCTCCACATCTGTTTTCACAATTGTAATATTTGAAAACATTTCAGTTGACATTCCGATTTGTGATATAGAGTTTAAAACACACCAAACAATTATTTTGCGCAAACGCGGCATTCCGATGATAAATACGGAAAATATGTATGACATTTCAGAGAGAATGGACATAATTATTCATCTGGAAATTATTATTTAGAGTAGTAATGCGGCGTGGCGCGGCGCATTTTATATATAATAAAAATTATTATATATGATAATTTTTATTATATATGATAATATTATTGTATAAAAGCATGAAAAATAATTTGCGCACTGCAATTTTGTTCATCATTATTAATTTTTGGGTGTCATATGTATCGGATAATGTGCTAAATGATTTATCAAAGTACACACACTTCAAAGCATTCACATCACTTGCCCCATATTTCAAAAATAAATCAATTGTTGTTGCTGGAATTTATGCTGGGATCACAGTAGCATTTGCAACAATACTTTTACTTTTATTTAATCGCCTGTTTTTAAATACTTATATGCCCAACACGACTTGGGAAATTATGATAACTATAATAACTGCATACGCGATTGGGTATGCGCTTGATGTATTTATTTACAAGATGAATATTTTCGACAATTTGCAACTATTTTATAAAACGGTTGGTGCCGGTAACGGCGGCGCACTTTCTTTTATTTTTTCGCTGACCATAAGTTTTATTATTTTACACCTCTTATCATTTTTAATGGCGATTTGATCGAAACATTTTGATGCCCTGCAGACCACTGATATCATCATTTGTTTATTTAATTTTATAAAAGTAAATAAACACCAACAAACGAAAAGGATAAAATAAAATTAAAATTGAGACTTGTTTACAGGTGCGGAGTTAGTTTTCTTCACCTGGGGAAACCAACAAGGTTGGCACCAATACCAAATCCGGCACCGGATCGTGCAGAAACGGCAAGGCTGGGAACATACACATCCAAAATTGCAAAAGTTGCTGCAGCAGTGAGCGCAATCAAGCCAACTTCTTCCAACCTCAGACGTTGTTTGGGAATAGAATAAGCAACAATGGCAACCATTATACCTTCAACCAAATACTTAATTGCGCGTTTTACAAGCTCGCCTAAATCAAGAACGTTATGATACATCTTATAATATTATATTAAATGAACAGAAAAAAAAATAAAATTAATTTCAAATATTTATATAATTAATATTTTTTATAAAATAAAATAAATTATATAACAATCTAAAATACTTAAAAAATGAATATAATATAATGTATAAAATATGCCTAAAGTAAATAAACCGCGCGGGGTTGAATTGAAACAAAATGATGATGGGACAATAAATATGAATTATGTTGATTTATTGGAAGAAGATAAAGCAATTTCTGGTCAAAAGTTTGTTTGTTTGTCATTTGTTAGCCCAGAAGAAATTATAAAACAGAGAGACCATTTCTTTTTTGAAGAGTTTCTAAAACAGTGGAATTATAAAAAGTCGGTTGATGTTATGCTTCATTTTATCAGTTTTATTTCTTATAAACACAACTTGTCATTTGATAAGGTAAATGAGGACTTCCAAGATTTTCTAAGAAGTGAACACGAAGCCATTATGAATTACACAGTGAATGACGATTATAAAACATTTATAGACAACAATGAAGAGAGATTGGAGGTTGAGTTTGGAGAAAAACATCAGTTTCAAACATCCATCAGAGGAATTAAAGTTCGTGGTGTTTTTGGATCACAAAAAGAAGCCGAGATGCGTTGCAAGCTGCTTCGCGAAGTAGACCCCAACCATGATGTATACGTTGGGCCGGTGGGAATATGGGTTCCGTTTCACCCAGATGCGTACAAGACTGGACGAGTTGAGTACATGGAAGAAACACTAAATCAGCTCATGTCGGAAAAGAAAAAGAATGAGGATCATGCCAAAAAAGAATTCGATAAGCGCGTAAAAGAGGCTAAAGAAAAGGCAATTAATGAAAATAAAAAGAATGCGGAAAAATCTGGAAATAAACTCACGCAGACTCTTAACTCCAAGGGCGAACTTGTAAGCGTAAAAAATATGTCGGCTGATGATGAAGATGGAGACGCCGAGGATGAAGAAGATTCGGAAAATGTTACACTTGATGACATTCGCAAACAAATGTTTGAAACAGAAAATGTTGTTATTGACAAAAATAATGACCACGGATTGTCGCGTCTTACTGAAAATCAGGCTCTACACGAGGGCGACGATGACGATATTGGTGTCGATTGAAACAGCAAATAAACAAATAATTAAGTTATGTGCAATCATAATTTAATTAAATGAAAGAACATAAAGCCAATTGTATGTATACATTTATCTATTCACAAGAATTAGAAGAGCATTAAGCGTTATAAAATATAGAAAATGACAAAAGCAATTGGAATTGATTTGGGTACAACATATTCGTGCGTGGGCATTTGGCAAAATGAACGCGTGGAGATTATTGCAAATGACCAGGGAAATCGGACAACGCCGTCATACGTTGCATTCACGGACAGCGAGCGTCTTATTGGTGATGCTGCGAAACATCAGGTGTCGATGAATCCAGAAAATACTATTTTTGATGCAAAGCGTCTGATCGGTAGAAAAATTGATGATGCCAGCATTCAGAATGATATGAAGCACTGGTCATTCAAGGTGGTTGCCAAGGATGGTGGGAAGCCGCATGTTCAGGTTGAGTTTAAGGGAGAGCAAAAGACATTTTCCCCTGAGGAAATATCTGCAATGGTTCTAATCAAGATGAAGGAGATTGCAGAGAGTTATTTGGGCTCTGCAGTTACAGAAGCCGTAATTACGGTTCCGGCGTATTTCAATGACGGGCAGCGCCAAGCCACCAAGGATGCGGGTGCAATTGCGGGGTTAAATGTGTTGCGTATTATCAACGAGCCAACTGCGGCGGCAATTGCGTACGGACTTGATAAGAAGGGGAAAGGTGAAAGAAATATTTTGATTTTTGATTTGGGGGGAGGCACATTTGACGTGTCACTTTTGACAATTGACGACGGTATTTTTGAGGTTAAAGCGACGGCGGGAGACACGCATTTGGGTGGTGAGGATTTCGATAACCGGCTTGTAAATTGGTGTGTTCAGGAATTTAAGCGCAAGACCAAAAAGGATCCCACTGGTAATAACCGGGCATTGCGCCGGTTGCGGACCGCGTGCGAACGAGCCAAACGAACTCTTTCTGCGTCTGCAGAAACCACAATTGAGGTGGATTCGTTATTTGATGGAACTGACTTTATGACCAAGATTACCCGAGCCAAATTTGAAGAGCTGTGTATGGATTTGTTTCGTTCTACGATTGACCCTGTTGACCGCGTTCTCAGAGATTCCAAAATGTCCAAGAGCAGCGTTGACGAAATTGTGCTGGTTGGTGGCTCAACGCGCATTCCGAAAGTGTGCAGTTTGCTAACCGAGTATTTTAATGGGAAGGAGCTCAATCGTTCTATTAATCCAGACGAGGCGGTGGCGTATGGCGCGGCAGTTCAGGCGGCTATTTTGATGGGAGACCAGTCGAAGATTACGCAAGATATTTTGTTGCTGGATGTTGCGCCGCTGTCTCTGGGAATTGAAACGGCTGGTGGCGTGATGACCAAGTTGATTGAGCGAAATTCCACAATTCCGTGCAAAAAGGGACAGACATTCTCAACCTATGCGGACAATCAGCCCGGCGTGTTAATTCAAGTGTTTGAGGGTGAGCGCCAGCTTACCAAAGATAACAATATTCTTGGAAAGTTTCAACTCGACGGCATTCCTCCGGCTCCGCGTGGAACTCCGCAAATTGAGGTGACATTTGATTTGGATGCGAATGGCGTTCTCAACGTGAATGCGGTCGATAAAGCTGGCGGCAAATCGAATAAAATCACCATTACAAATGATAAAGGGCGGTTGTCAAAGGATGATATTGAGCGCATGGTTGCTGAAGCGGAAAAATACAAGGAAGAAGATTTAAAGCACAAACAAAAAATTGATGCGCGAAATGGATTTGAGAATTATATTTATTCGGTAAAGAGTTCTACTTCTGAACCGGGGCAGCAGGAGAAAATGTCCGAGTCGGATCGCAGCGCAATTGAGGACGCTTGCAAGGCGTCGCTTGAGTGGCTGGAATCTGTGGGTCACAGTGAAACAGAGGCAGCCGAGTATGAAGCGCAACAAAAAAAACTGGAAGGAATTGTTAGTCCCATTATTTCAAAAATGTATGCTTCTTCTTCTAGTGGAATGCCAGGAATGCCCAACTTTCAAAATCAACAACAACAACAAGCATCCTCTTCCTCATCCGGACCAAATATTGAAGAACTGGATTAACAACAAGTGCAAAATGCTGCTTTAAGATTGTAATAATTTGATAATAAATTATAAATAAGTTATAAATAAATTATAATTTATTTGTTATAATTATATATATAGGAACAAAGAAAATGTCTTCTCATAACATTTTGAGCGAAGAAAAATATATAGAACAAGGAGCTGCTCTATCTCCGTCCAAAAAGACGCGTACGCCCACGCGCACACGCACACCCACTTTAAAACACAGAACGCTGTCCAAAAAAACGCGCAGACCCACGAGCACGTACTTTGAAAAGGATTATTATAATCGACAAATTAAAACCGCAAGAGCAAATAATGTTGCCGAGTTTGTTGAGTTTTTTAAAGAAAAATTTGGAGAGAAAGCTTTTACAATATTCATATGGCAATTATCTACTCCCATATCTTCGACTCGAGGATATCATTTTAGTGATTCTCCTCCTTCATTTTTAATTGATATTATGAAAGAGTTTTTTGATTTACTAAAAAATACGCCAGAGTTACCTCAAATTGCAGGTCCTTTTAGAGATATAGTAGAAAAATTTGGGCCAAAAACGTCATATGACCCCTTTAGTCCTGAAGATTATACTAAAGAATGTAATGAAATCGTTGATAAATTTATATCTATTAAAAAGTTGGATACTAATGGTCAACTTGCTAAAAGTATAAGATTATTTTTCAGTAATGTAGTTTCTATATTAATTAATTTTATCGATAAAAAATCACTGCAATATGATCCTGAAGCACGCATAGCTGTCCAATCAAGAATGAAGGACATATGTTTAGTATTACAAGAGCTGATTCAACTTCTTAATCAAAATAAAAAATATCATAAAATTATTCAAGGTTTTACTATAGAAGATTTGATAATATATGGTAAAGCTGAACGAGAGAAAGATATAAAAAAATTAAAAGAAATAGATGCGGCATATTATAGAGATGAGTATCAAATTTCACAAGGGTTGTTCGAGCTTGCTGAAGAACGTCAGGAAGAACGTGACGAACGTAGACGACAACAAGTATATGCAGGGCAAGAAGGAGGAAGAAGATTAAAAATGCATTCGCGCAGTTATTATAAGAAACGCACTTGTAAAAGGCGTGCGTACAAAAAAAAATAGAGGGAATTGTTTCCAATTATTTAAAAATATGAACAGGATTAACAATAGTTGCAGTTGCAAAATGCTTCTTTAAAATCGCAAGGTGCCGACCCTTTCATATGGTAGATGCACGCCAAAAATGTCAAAATTGGAACGCCAAACACTAGCGACACTATTAAATAAACTATAATCGTCACAGTTCTTTGACTCAATAGAGAAGACGTTTCGGTTGTTGAAGAATTGGTGGTGGTGGTAACAGTAACATTCGCGGTAATATTGACATTGGTTTCAACGCATAAAATAAATGTAAACAATATTGAAAATGATAAATACAATGTCAACATTGTTTTTATTGATACATTGTCATGATGTTTCATGTGATTGTCTGGTGAGTTTGAATATATTAAAATCAAGCATTTATTTTCAATTTTTATTTATTACAAAAAATATAAATTGAAAAGTTTTCGATTACTTTCAAAATATTCAGTGTTCGAACTGGCAACAAGTCACAACAAGTCGATTATAAAATGGAACCCATCACAACCACAACCAGAGGAAAATTTAAATCAGGAGTTGGCAAATTTTCAGGAATAAAGAGAAGGAATAAGAAGGAGGCATCCGAGTGGTTTCAGAGTCTATCACGCATTGAGCAATTATTAGTGAAACAAGAAGCAAACGCATCATCATCATCGTCAAAAGAGAGAAAACCAAAAAAAGAAATGCATCAGCGCGAGCGTGAACTGCTACTCAAACGACGATCCGAACATGAAGCACGCATGAAAGTCCAGTTGCAATCCAAGGCGGAAATAACGCAACAAATACAAAAATGTAAAGACATGCGCAGTCAACTGATTCCACACCAGATGAGGTTGGAACAGATGCAGCTGCAACAATCTCACAACTCTCATCAGTATACCGGGTCTTCCCATTTCCAATTCAAACTTGGCATGTTGGAATGCGGTATTTCAAATCAATTGCGGTTGATACAAGATGAAGAAAAAGTCCTTTTTGACATGCACCAAAAACACCACTGCATCAAAAATTCAATCACAGACATTATTGAAAAAAGAACCACGCACTACACACGAATTCAAGCAAAAAACTGCGTGGACGACGTCTACAAAATGATCACAGTGTAGGGGGGTGAAAGCTCACTTGTTGTTGTTGCGCTGTTGTAGCGTTAACACTTGATAACAAAATGGTAGTCGCCAATTTGTTTTTTTTCTCGAATGTATCTGCTCATTTTTGAAGCACATACATTCTCTGAAATCGCCGCGTCTGCAATACTGTCCCATGTTCCAATAAGCTCATTTTGCTTTTTAAAATCAAAAGCAGTCCTAATTACCATTTATTTTTTCGCACATTAATTTTAGGCCCCGAACCCTTTTTGTTAATGTTTTTCGGGTCATATGACTCCTCTTCATCATCAGAATTTAGATCCTTGCTCATCTCCCAGAATTCTTTACTACCGAGTTTAAACGGTCCGTGCTGTTGCGCCTTGTACCAGAAAATTTGGTCCTGTAGCTTATTCGACTTGGCATTGTTATTTATTACCAAACACTCGAAGTTTTCAGTACATTGATCCATCACCTGACAAAAGGATTCAAACGTCGGAAACATACCAGCATAATTCTCATAGATACGTTTTCGGTTACCTATATACGGCTCTCGCAGGATAAATACGTAATCAATGTTGGTTCTCAAATTGGGCGGAATACCTAAAGGATATTGCATTGTGATGACCAGCATAATCTTCCAATGACGGCCGTTCATGAAGAGGAGGCGCATCATAGTGTCGCGGGTCCATTTATTATCGAACAAGCAATCATCGAGAACGACAAATGTTCGGGGATCTATGGTGCTCCGTTTGTATGATTCCATTTCTTTTTTTACTTGTTTCAGGACTGCTTTTTGTCGTTTCAGGATATTTTCTATGATGGCGGTGTTGTATGCGTCATGGATGAATAGTTTTGGCACGTGTTCTCCGAAGAATCCGTTTCCGGCTTCTGTGCCTGAGATGACGGTTCCGATGGGGATGTCCTGGTGGTAATACATGAGGTCTTTTACGAGAAAACTTTTACCGGTATCACGACGACCGATGAGGACGATAACGGGACCTTTATTTTCGTCGGGTCTAAAGCTGATGGAGCGCATATCGAATTTTCCTAGTTCTAAATTCATCTTATAATAAATACTTTTATACTGTTATATATCTTTATATATCCTGTAAAAATAAAAAAAATGCATATGTTGAACTAATTTTAATTCGAGTTTTTAATTCGAGTTTAGTATATAAATGTAATAAATGTAATAAATGCACAAGTATAAGTTTAAATAGTTGTATTTTTCTATTCATAGAAAATAATATTTGATTTTATTTAGTTACTGTTGATGTCTGTTATTCCTCCTGTTGTTACGCCTTTGCCTTCCACGATACCCGTTCTTGATACTGTCGCTGACACGGCGACAGCGGGAGAGTCGAAATTTAAAATATTTTATCAAAAACCAAAGAATGATAATATTTTTAAAGATTTAGAAATGTCTTACATGGGACTAAAAAACTGTCAAAATTATATTCCCATTTATTCAAAATTTTTTTCTCTCAACGACACAAACTTTAATTCAATTAACCTAAATCAAAAATATAAAGTTAAATCCATTATACATCCGACGGACAGTGATAATATGCTAAAAAATTGTGGAAATGCCATTTTATATCCCAATGATAGTAACAATTCAACTCCTATTTTTTTCAAATACTCTCCACTGCTTGATCCGATCAAATATTTAGCTGGAAATTATAACTTTAAGAAAAATGCAAATGAAAGTGGTAGTGGCGGTGATGTTCTTCAAAATATAGATCGAGACTGCCGCTCTTATTTACAAGAATCTTTGCTGAAGTTGCCATCCTTTCATTCAAAACCATTTGCTTTTGATTCAGTCATTTCTGAAATTCAAGAAAAAAAAGAAAAAGAAGAAAAAGAAAAGTATAATCATTATAAAATACTAGATGCTAACAACTCGGCATACGTAGATGGATTTTTTTCTTATTTATCAAGTCAACTCTTAAACACGCATGGATTTATTCATGGCATTGATTTTTATGGTGCATACTTGGCAATTCAAAATGAATTTACAATTAACATTATCGATGACTATGAATACTTGATGAAAAATGAATACTTTAAAGAAAAAAATGGAATTTTTTTCAGTTTTGATGAAAAAGCATTTGAAGAATTTAATGACAGTGATGATGAACAAATGAGTGGTCGTAAAAAAACGAATGACTATAACCGTCATCCTAAATTGAATATTCAAGAAACGGGCATTCAATTTGATGTTGATGTTTTTGATCATGTTTTTGATGATCAACCAACCGAACCAACCGAACCAACCGAACCAACCGAGTTGATAGAGTTGACTGATTCAAATTTTTTGAACCTTGAAACCAGTGAAAAAGTGTTTGACACGTCGCGCAATTCTTCTTCTGATGTTTCATGTTCTTCGAGGTCGTCACATACAACAACCGATGGTAGTACGGATGATGGCAGTGAGGATGAGAATGAGGACGAGGATGACGGTGATGCTCATTTTGACAGCGAGGGCAGTGTTAGCAGTAGCGGTAACAACAGCAACAGCAACAGCACAGATTCCACATTTGAAACCATTGACGACGACGACGAAGAGGAAACATTGAATGCAGTCATTTATAATTTTCCTGTCGAAGTGATTATGCTTGAACGTTGCACAAAAACTCTTGATTATTTAATGGTGAAAGATCTTCTCTCAGATGAAGAATGGGAAGCCGCGTTAATGCAGGTTGTCATCACACTTGCAACATATCAAAAAATATTTTCATTTACACATAATGACTTGCATACGAATAATATAATGTTTATTGAAACAGACAAAAAATTTATATATTATTTTTTTAATAAAAAATATTACAAGGTTCCGACCTTTGGTAGAATTTTTAAAATTATTGATTTTGGTCGGTCAATTTACAAATTCAATTCAGCTTTGATTTGCAGTGATAGTTTTCATAAAAGCGGAGATGCTGCAACGCAGTACAACTGCGAACCATATTTTAATGAAAAAAAACCATGCATTGAGCCTAATTATAGTTTTGACTTGTGTAGACTAGGTTGCTCACTCTTTGACTTTTTTATTGACAATATGGAAGATGTTGAGCGCGAATGCAAAAAAAGTAGACTAGTGTCCCTTGTTGTTGACTGGGTCACCGATGATGAAGGGCGAAATATTTTATACAAGAAAAATGGAGTTGACAGGTACCCTGATTTTAAATTATATAAAATGATTGCACGAACAGTTCACAATAAAGTACCATCACAGCAACTCAAACAACGCGTATTCGCTCAATATGAAGTTACACAAAAAAATATTAAAAATGTTTCAAAAACAGAAATTATGAACATTGATGAAATTCCAGTATATACATTATTTTAAAAATGACTATGCGGCCGGCGAATGAGAGTGTTACATTTTCAAACAATGACGTCGGTACAAATAACTCTCACCATTTTGTTGTACACGAGTGTAAATGTAACTATAAATACCAAGTCAAAGTATATAGTTTGAAAATATTTTTGAAACACCATGTAAACAAACATCAAGATGAAGAATTTCATAAATATTTGCATGTCTTCATTTTCTCTTTTCGATTTTGTATCAACCGAGTCTGCCGAGTCTGATGAGTCTGCGGAATCCACCTCTTCATCGGCGTCATCGTCTTCAGCGTCGTCGGCGTCATCGTCTTCAGCGTCGTCGGCGTCATCGTCTTCGTGGGTATCATCGATATCACCAGCGTCGTCGTCGTCAACTTCACATTTGCGTGTTGACCGAATAGATTCACATTCACTTTTCAATTTATTCACCAGTTTTTCGTAGGGTGAAAATATGACATAGGTTCCATTTTTTTGACACCAATATCCAACATGTTCGTTGGTGTCAACGTCATATAACTGAGGAACATCACCATCACCATCACCATCACCTTCATTTTTTTCGTGAATTTTCATATAAAACGGTCTTCCGTTGATCTCCATTGTCGTCTTATTTTGTGAGACTTTTTCAATCTGAGCCATTTTTATCGATAAGCCTAGTTTACGGGTGGTTGTTGTTTGTGTTTGTTGTGTTGGTGTTATGGTGTATCATGTCTGGCATAAATATTTTCAATTTTTAAAATAATACAAAAATAATACAATAATATATAAAATAAAATAATAATAATAAATATATTATAATAGTAGATATATCAACATATTAAATCATATTATTAATCATTATTATCGTTATATGGTATTGTTTTTTTTAATGGATTTGACATGTAGCTTGCTTGTAAAGGGAACGTTCACTATTGGAAGTTGGCTTGTGAACAAGTCATTCGATGGTATACATTACGTTTACAAGCAAGTGTGTAAAGAAAAAATTGATGGTAAACACATTCATAATCTAGATGAATTAAATTCAACTCCTTATGTGATTATAACTGAAGAAGAATATGACGCACTTAAGAATAATTATAAACCGAAATGTGTTAAAAGAAATGTTTCTTCATTAACTAAAAAAATAATTGCAAGTAACCAGTTGTGGAAATGTGGAATGTGCGCTGATACTATGGATTATGCATATGAAGTAGACCACCACATTCCACTCTTCAAGGGTGGAAGTAATGATGTAAGTAATTTAATCGCCTTGTGTAGAAATTGCCATGGTAAAAAAACAATTTTAGAAAATGCAGAATTATAATGATAAAATCATACCGGTTATCTGATTATCTGACTGTAAATAGAATGCGCACTATCTATTATAGGATTATATTTATATATATTTTTCTCTATACCTATATATAACCTATATATATACACAACACAGACATACACACATATCACATATACCCATTTTTACAAAAATAAAAAAATAAATGGGATACATCAAAGGTAGGATATGTAGAGGACCATGTCCTTTACCGGTTTTTCAATATAATATTGATAATGCAAATACGAGTTTATTGCCGAGATACATGAGAAATACAATTATTATCAACACTTCCAGGTTTCAAGGTGGCGGACGTTTTCAGTTTGCAAATCAAACGTTGAATGCTTTCGGAAAATGGGCAGGGTGTCCCGGTGGTTCAGGACCAGGTTACTCATCTACCAATCGTTATGTCCCTTATCAAAATTGCAGTGTGGGTCCAGCAGTCGCAGGCCCTCAAACAAATTGTTTTTCGAGATGTTGATGTTAGTAATTATCGTTTAGTTATTTAATATTTAGGAAATAACTAAAACTAAATACCCGTTATTAAAAATATTAAATAATAATTTTTTCTTTTGATACTGTATAAAACAAACAAATATATCATGGGTCATAAAAAAGGTGCCGACGGATTGTATCATATTTCTGGACATTCGTACTCTGCTGTTAGAGGTTCACGACCTCAAGTGATGCACGGAACTGCCTATAAAACAATTGGCGGATTAACAAAAAGTAGTCTCATGTATAATAAATATGGAAGAATTGTTTCAAGGCGTAAACATGCCACTGCAAAACGCGAAAATCGTCTCAAGAAAGCCGGCTGGGTTCCAATTGGAAAAGGAAAATTTGGTTCTGTTTTTATCGGAGATAAGTCTAAGTCTAGCAAAAAGCGCAGCACTCGCCGTCATTCCTCGCGTAAATCTCGCCGGTCTCATTAAATAAAAAATAAAAAAAAATAAAAATAATTATGCATCATAAATATTTTTATAAATAATTTTGTACATAGTATATATAACCATCAAAGGTAATCAAATGGGGTATACGAGAGATAAAAGGACGGGTCTTTACAATATTAAAGGAAATACTTATGAAAAAATACGTGGTTCCAGAACTCAGGTTTTGAATGGTACTGCTTACATGACAACTGGCGAACTTACAAAAGATAAGCTTTTATATAATAAAAATGGTTATATTGTTAGCAAAAAAAAACATTTTACGGCAAAAAAAGAAATGCGTCTTGAAAAATATGGATATTTTGCGAAAAAGGGTAAATTTGGTTATGTAAAAAAATCTTTGAGAAATAGAAAAACAAAAAAAATATAAATAAAGACTAATTTTTTTTGAATTTGATTTATTTTTACTCATCATGTGTTTTTACATTTATAAAACACATGAATATTTTATCTTGCTTACACTGTAAAAAATATAAATTGAAAATTCAAAACGTATTTAAATACTTATCAGTTTACAGACAGTTAGACACAATACGCAATGCAGCAGCCATCCACAAATATGCGCATTACTAATTCAAGACAAGCAGCTGACTTCATTGGAAATATTTGTTCATTCAAAAGCAAAGGTATGCGTGAGTATGGTCGCATTATCAGCGTTACGCCAACATCCATTCGCATTGAGCGCATGCAAAAGACCGCCGACGGCGACTTCACTGTGCATCCCGACCAACGCCATTCTGTCACAAAAAATGTGATTACATTTACGCGCAACATCACAGTTGTTGCTCCTGATGCGAAGCCACTTCTGCCAGCGCTCATAGGCGGAATCAAAAGAAGATATCACAATGCCCAGTCAAATGAGCAGTCACAGTTCGGATGGTTCTGGTAGGTATTTTGCGTGTGTTGCGTGTGTTGCGTGTGTTGCGTGTTTGCGTGTGTTGCGTGTGTTGCGTGTGTTGCGTGTTTGCGTGTGTTGCGTGTGTTGCGTGTTTTTGTTGTTATCGTTGCGTGTCAAAAACTAAAATCATAATATAAAAAATATTTTTTTATAAATATATAAAAAATATAAAAACATGGTAGCATTTTTATGCATTATAGAGTATAAATAGTATACATAAAAATGAGTAAAGAAACAAAAAATATACGCACTCATGGAAAGATTTTAAAACAACTTGAAGAAGAGAAACAAAAAATAATAATAGAGATTGAACAGGTTCATCATACCAATGGTGGAGAGAAAAATCTTCATACGCTTGACACTCTTGAAAACGGCAAAGAGAAAAAAAAATGGAAAGCTAGACGACGTGAACTGATTCTAATGTTGGCAGTTGTTGAAGCTAATATTATGTCGAATAAGCAGATTTTAAGAGAAAACCAAGGTTTTTTTTCTCTCGTTCCATTACCTCGCGATCTAATAGAAACAAAGATTTTGCCGTATCTTTTCGTGACGGGAAGAAAACCGTCACTACCAAAACCTCCGCCGGATGTTCCAGGTAGTATTCTTGATGGTATAGTTGCACACAAGCCTTATGCGCGCGCAGAAGCTCTTGATTGGATCAGGAGAAATGATGTGGTGCAAGGGGGACCATTAAGTCGAATGGTTTTTTTGAATCAACAGGTAGAAGATCATACAACACCACGTTTCAAAAAGCCACAACTATGGTGGGAAATGCAAATGAGAACAAGAATAAACGACACCGAAACTGCTATGATGGTGAATAGTGTAGAGAGTAATGAGATGAAGTTTTTAAAAAATTGTGCAATCAAGTATGCGAGTAAAAAATTTGATTTTTTTAAATTTATGAATTTTTTGTCAGACGACTTTCCGGTATTGGAAAATATAAATAAAATGGCAGTCCGACAAAAACGTGATAAGGAAGAACGAAAAGTACTTGAACTGGAAAAGGATAGGAGTCGAGACCGTGGGGACGAGCCCAATTTTTTTTCTGAATCTGTTGCCTGGGATGTTACAATTGCGCGAAGTAGGGTCGAGTATAAAATGACGGTTAACACGGTGCGTTTTATGCAAGAAATATTTGATTTATTAAAAAATGATACAACAAATTCTTCAGTTTACCAGGTCCGGTGTATGTTAGACATTTTGTACGACAGGGATAAAAAAGGTTATCAAACACACAAAGGTGATATAAAAATATTTCAGAAAAAATGTTCATCATGTGAAGTTGAAGCAAGAACCAGAGACGAAAATGCTAGTCAACTTTGTAGGATAATCGGTAAAGCAACAGTGGAATGTTTAAAGATTCAATTTGAAGAAAGTGAATATTATTGGAGGAGAGTTAGAGCAGACTTATTAAAAGTGAGGAGAATTAATAATAGAGGAAGAATGAATAGTGGAGACATGGATCGTGTGAATCTTTTTCATTTTCATCAGTTGGTGTCGCCGTCAAATAAGCCATTTTTTTTACAAGTTGGCAAACAAGTAAAAAATCAATTATTTAGGGAAAGCATTCAAATGAGCATGCCAAGTATACCGGATGCTGCAAGTCTCGTTGACGATGGTCGTTTTATTGTTCTTGAATCTAGACCCGATTTATTTCAACCTTTCGAAATGGATAACCTTAAGGATGATGAAAGGGTTTTCGCGTCACTTATAGAGACACTATTGGAAGAAAAGTCGATGATTGAATATGGAAATTTTAAATCTTGTCAACTACGTCATGAGTTGGGTAAGTCATTCGAAGAACTTTTGTACTATTTTCTTATCATTATAGAAGAACTTAAAAGAAAAGGCATGGTGGAGTCATTACCCTTCATGTTTGATCGTTTAGCCGAGGAATATAAACATAATAAGTCTAACATTGATGAGTCATTTAAAAAAAGTGTTTCATTAATGTCGCCGCATCTTATCTCCGGTTTTGATGACTCGGATGACTCGGATGACTGGGATGACTCGGCAGATGGTTCGTATGATTCGGAATGTAGTTTTCATGATAATGAAGATGACTCTCTTATTTTTAGACAATTACCACCGGTGAATTTTGAAGTTAAACGTGAAAATGATGAGCTGGACCTGCCGCCTCTTCCGAAGCCAACCCACTGACCCACTCACTGACTTTTATTCAGATTCAGACTCTAAAACAAATTGATTCAGAACAAAATTAATTCCATAGTATGTGCACGAGAATAGAATACTTATAAATAGTAGTCCAGACAAGTTATGGTTGCCATCTTTATTGAAAATGCTCGGAAGATACATTAACAAATATTTTCGCATAACAGGCAACTGAAATGTAAAATAAAGTATAGCTAATAATATGGGCACTTGAAGCGTTTCATAAACGACATCAACCGACTCTCTTCGATTTGTTGAACGCTCGTGGTGTTGTAAAAACGACTGCGTATTTTCATGATGTTCTCGTATATAGTCATGAGGCGCCTTGGGAACATAGTTTGGCATTGTCTGTTCATCTGACACAACGCTTTCCGTATTTCTAGGCACATCTCTAATCGGAAGAGCTGTCATTCCGGATGCAGTTGCGCGCTGTAACCCACCTATAAATTCGTTTACATTCATTTCAGTTTTTGCTTGCGGTTGTTGTTGAGTGGGTTGTGGTTGTTGTGAAATAACTATCGGAGAATAAGTTTGGTGCGGAATTTCAGGTTTCAAAGTGTTTTGAACTATTCCACCGCCACCGCCGCCGCCACTGCCACCAGCAATTCCTGGTAAATCATCTATACTTGTCGTATCGCTCATTTATTATTTATTTCCTCTAAATATAAATAATAAAAATATACTATATCATATTACGCAATCCGTTACTTAATTCAACAGTTTTTTTACCTGAATCACATTTTTGTGTGGCAATACTATAATTGTAACATTCATTTCCATATTTATAAACTTTTCCACCGGTTAAATCGTCTACTGGCGGTGACTCAAAATGAACACATTTGCCATCCTTGCACGCTTTTCTAAATAGTGCTGCTAAACCAAGACCTAGAAGAATAGATATAATATATTTACTTGTCTCTTTGTGTAACAAATCTTTGAAGTTCAACATTTTTTATTATATATTCCTGATATTAATAATTATTAATAAAAATTAATATTTTAAGTTATATATAAACAAAAAAACGATTCGCGTATTTTAAAATATTTTAAATGAAATATATTTCAGTCAGTTTATTTGTTCTAAGTTTTTTAATTGGTATGATATTTATTTATTTATCTTCTCCTTCGGAGCGGAGTGTTGTGGTGTATCCAACCAGTGACAATAAAGATATATTCCAATACAAAGACATGTCGCACAACTGTTTCTCCATTCATCCGAATATTATAAAGTGTCCATATTTAGACAATGCTGTAACCGTCATTCCTCCACAAGTGTAAATTGAATCCAATTTATAAACTGCAAATCCTTTTATTTTGTCTATATCTTGCTACTAAGTTTGTTTCGCTGCATATAGGTGGTTGGTACTTATTTTTAAGAAAATAGGGCGTGTCGCCGCTACCCGTAAACCTGCACGCGCTAGCCGCTTCATTTCCAAATGCACTTCTCAGTGAATTTGCATTTGTGGTAATTGTATTCAGTTTTAGCTTTTCAATGCGAGTGCTACTGTCGACTGCACCTTGAACTGAATACTGGTAGTTATTTGGTTTAAATATAACTATGGATGCACCTGATGCGCCTGATCCACCGCATGCATGCGGATTCACTCTTGGTTTATAAATATTATTCGTTTGATAAACTTGAGAGCCGGTTGCGCTGGGTGTTGCCCATATGTGCTGTTCATCAGGACCCAAGTATGTCACGCCAGGTGTACGATTGATTGATGCGTTTTGTTGATATGTTTTACACCTAGATTTTAAGTAACCGGTGGTGTCTGAATAATATGCTCTGCTAACTAGACTGGATGCGCTCTTGATAACGTTATTTTCTGGATTACATCCGATGCACCGAGTGCTATATATGCCAGTATTAATTTCATAGTCGCCATTATTGATAACACCTTTATTTTCAACAATTTCTCCTTTATTTTTTGGCGTTTTTGAAAAATATTCGCTAATTGTGTATGAATTTCCAGGTTGTGAAACGCATTTACACGATTCATCGCCAACATATGTTACAGCTCCAGGTCGGTCCATTAACAATCCGACGGTTGCATTTCGCTGACCTGACGATCCAATTGGTTGTGAAGCACCACTGGTTCCGTTGCCCGTGTTGACTGACGTTGGAACCAACTGTCGCCTCCAATGTTTTATGGGTCGAGCCTTGAATTCGGGACCGTAAAAGTCATGCTGGTATACATTTGATGGAACGCCGTTGGTGTTTGGACGATGTAGTCCGGGAACAACACTATTTGCTGTTTTTATTTTCGTGGCATAATGCGGCACCCTTGTTGTTATCAACGAATTTGATGTCCTAAAGTTTAATGGAGCATTTTGTTTTGGAGTATTCGTACTTCCTGTCATTATATAATTTATATAAGTATAATATTATATTTTACATATATAAATATATTTTCCGTTTTCCATATAAATTTAAAAAATTGAAAGTTGTAAAATATAAATATAGAAGTTAAAAGTATACTATAACAGCTCTCGAAAAAAAATGAAACTTGCGATAAGAACGGTTCAACAAGGCGAAGATGAAGAAGAATGGTTGGAAAAATTGAGGTGGTTATTCTTTTGGCTGTAATGTAATGACACGGACATGAAGAAATGAGATTTTGTGAATACGCACAAATCTTGCAAATATTTTTAATAAATAAAAAAATATGTGATTTTTTTTATTTTTTTATTTAATATTTATTATTTTTACAATTAAATAAAAATTGAATTTTATAAAAAAAAAATAATAAGAATATACACATCAAACTCACTATAACCTGCATATCAGTATCATAAATCATAAATGGCACTTGAATTTAAAACAGTAGCTTCTCAAGAGCAAAATCCAAATACAGCAACAACTAGTAGTAGCATTGTCGCCGCCGCCGACACCACCACAATCCCCCGCCCCCAACCCCAACCAATAAAAGTAGATGCGCGCTATTATTATAACTCGAAAGATTTACAAGCTTTCAAGCCAGAGTATTATTACGGATGCGTTTCAAAACCAAGAAACATCATTACAAAAAAAGGCATTCCAAACTGGGAGTATGTTTACGCAACCTTTGTTGAATCATTGAAAAAATGGAATCTGAGCACTGAAGGTTGCAAAAAAGCCCAGCTTCTTATTTCAAAACAATGGGTAGATGATAACTATTTCAAACCATCTTCATCCTCATCAACCATTGATAAAAAGAAAACAATTATCATCAAAAAAACAACTTTAAAGCCACAACCACAACTGCCACAAACACCGCCGCGCAAATTGGAAGAACATGATGTAGAAGAAGTAGAAGAAGGAACCGGACCCGGACATCAAGAATACCAACAACAAGAACAGCAAGAAATTGAAAATGCTCCCCCACTATTACACTTGGATGATTCTGAAAAATTTCACGATGCAGATGGAAATATCATTGAAATTGAAACACGAGGTGAAAGACATAGAAAAAAAATTTACTTTAAAGTCAAAGATGTTAGTGTTGGATTCGGAATGCCAAGTTTATCGAAAAATATATTGCGTCATAGGTATGTTGATGTTGAAAATGGATATGAATACGGACTTCATTATAAAGCGTTTAAACGCGTCCCCTCAGGGGAATCGAATAAACAAGAAATGACATTATACCTGACATATAAAGGTTTATTGCGCGTTTTATTCGTGTCTCGAAATAAGAATGTGGATAAATTTCAAGATTGGGCAGAAGAAAAGCTCTTCACCATTCAGATGGGCACAAGGGATCAAAAAGTGAAACTTGGCGCTGAAGTTTTAAACACATCTCCGCGCACATTAAAGGCGATATTCGACAAACACGCTTCGACATTCCCATCCATTTATTTAGTGTCGCTCGGAAAAGTGCGCGATCTACGTGAAACATTTGGAATTCCTGCTGATAAACCCGACGATTCAACCGTATACAAGTTTGGATTTTCAGAAGATTTATCTCGCAGAGTGATGGAACTTGAAAGCGATTATTCAAAATTACCAGGCGTTACAATGCAAATTGCAACATTTCAAATTATCGATGTAAAATATACTTCCGAAGCAGAAAGTGAAGTGCGCGATACATGTAGCGCATTTGAACTTCGCGTGAAAAAAACGACGCAGGGAAAAAATGAGCTCATTGTTCTTGATGACAAGCAGTTTGCAAACTTGAAAAAACTTTATCGTCGCATTGGAGATGAATTTGCCGGAGCAACACTCGGACTTCAGAAACAGGTTGCTGACTTGAAAGAGAGGATTAAAGAGTACGAGAATGAAGTCATGCACCTAAATACAGTAATCAAGCACAAGGATGAAATGTATAAAAAAAATGACGAGCTGAAGGACACGGTTATTGAAAACTGGAAACTGAAACATCAACTGGCGACGATGACAAACAATACAAAATAAAAAATGGAATTTGCGAATGAAAATGGAATTGTTTATTTTTTTTTTAGTTCCATATTCTCTCGAATTGCCTTTGAATAAAGTTCTTTTATCTGGCGAATTTGATTTTGAAGTGAGTGGTTTTCGCTTTGCAGCGCGCAGATTTGTTGTTGTTGCGACTGAATGCGTTCAAAAATTTCAGGATTTGTTTCTGCAATTTTATTATACTGTTTTTTTTTTATTTCTTGTTGTTCTTGATGTTTCTGTTGATGATTTTTTTTCATATCTTCTTTTTTTTTTATTAGTATGTTGGTTTCTTTAATGACATCAGGTTTCATTTCAGGTTCTCCTGGCGGATAGTCAATTAAAATATTTTCAAGGTTCATAAAAAACTCAGCAATATCTGCATCTTTTATAAAATCTCGCACCGTTTTATTAGATAAACGCATAACGTCACTGAAAGGATCATTCAGTAAAGTGCGTTTATCAAACGTGTTGTGTCGGTGTGAAAAAACCAGAATTGTTTTCATAGAGTCGAGTTGAACAAATGGCACCGTGTATCCTTTTAGAAATTCGCGTTCTTCGGCCAAACATGCATCATTATTGTATTTATGTTCGCGCAACAATTCTTTTCGGAAAGCAAATGTTCCAGCAGTGGCGTGATTTGGACTGTAAGGTCCGAATTGTACCATTTGGTTAGAATCTTTGAAATAAATATACATTTCACTGCTTCCTGCGCAGAGTGCCACTGGATTTTTTAGAAGCATTTCAACTGCATGAGAGACGCGCTCTGGTGGATAATAGTCGTCATCATCCATGTAAACAATTATTGAACCGCGCGCTTTTTTGTGCATAATATTGCGTTTTTTTCCTAGTGGCATTTTATCGTCATATTTAAAATACTTTACAAGGGGATGATCTTTTACAATGTCTTCGATTTTGTCGGTTCCGTCATCGACGATAATCCATTCCATTTTATCTTTGGGATAGGTTTGACTATCGAAACATTTGATGATGGTTGGAAAAAAAGGTCTTCGGTTGAACGTTGGTGTGCAAACGCTTACAAATGGTATTGAAGAAGTCATAATATATACATACTAAGAAGGCATATCTTTAGATGAGTTGAATGCAAACATATTAAATAAAAACATGGCAACAGCTACTAAAACATAGACCGGCTCATAGGCAGTCAAGTATTTGAATGCATTCATTACCATTCCAATACTGAATAACACAATGAGTAGATTTTTTTTACTTTTGAATATCTCAAAAACAACCTTGGTATTTTTTGTTGTGTCCTGGTAATTTGTATTTTGGGTAAAAGGAATCCATAGAAACAGTATTAATGCTTGAAGTATAAAACCAAAAAAGTTAAAAAATGGCGGTATCCATGATATTAAAAACAACCCAAGAGTCCATAAAAATCCGCTTATTATAAATCCGCTATTGTAAAATTGAAATGCATATGTCATAAAAAACCCGATGAATCCGCCATATAGTATGAGAATGTAGACTAGTAATACTCCAAAAAGCATGATGATATTTTCAAGAACTCCATATGTATCATATTGATTTTGTCCTGTTAAATTACCCATTTTGATGCAAATCATTTTAATGAATGCTCGAAATGTTGCATACGTATTCTTCATAGAAAGAGACAGCCAAAAAGCAAACGGTGTATATTCAATAAACGCATCAGGGTCTCGCAACTCATTTTTTATAACTCGGCATGTTTTTGAACATTTTTCATCATCATTTGAGTCACAGTATAAATTATACGGAAATCCGTATGAATAAATTGGGTCTTCCACAACACCAAACTCTTTAGTTCCATCTGGACTGCAATAAGGGTAACGGTTGATGTCAGAAGGCATATAATTTGTCAAATCTGTTCTATTCATTTTCACTAAACACAAAAATGATGCACCGATAAATCCAATCACGCAAATTTGGATAAATAAGTAGAATAAACTTTTAAAAAATGCGGCATATGTTGTAATAGATGGGTTTGTATTTATTGGATTCCCTGATGAATCGACTGTAGGGTTTCCGGATGCGTCAGTTGTGGAGTTTCCGGATGCGTCAGAAGAAAACATGTTGCTCATACTTCCGAATACCCCTGATGATGTAGAGTTTCCAGATGCGTCGGTTGTAGGATTTCCAGATGCATCTGATGAAGAAGAAAACATGTTGCTCATGCTGTCGAACATTCCTCCTGATGCATCGGTTACAGGGTTTCCTGATGCGTCGGTTGAATCTGAAGAGGAAAAAAGACTAAATGGTTCTTTATTTGATGAAAATATTGCACTTATTGAAGTAGTTCCATTCAAAAATGATGTCATTATTTAAAATATAATGATTATGAAGATTGTTATTATATAATGATAAAATAATAATTAACTTTTCATTACTCCCTAAACTAACTTATAAAAATAAACAATTGAATAAATAATTAATTATTTATATTATATATAATTATATATATAGTAAGTGAAAAAGCCTCAAAATTCAATGAGTGAAAGTAAAGAAATGCGTTCTCTTGAAATTTTAAAAAAGTCTCAAAAAGAAATAGAAGTAAAACAAGGGGAAAATTTAGTTAGTAACCCGACAATTAAAGAGATAATTTCAATTGTTGAGCAGTTTATTATAAAGAAAAAACTGATTTGTTATGGAGGTACGGCAATAAATAATATTCTTCCAAAGAAAGATCAATTTTATGATTTAACACGAGAGATACCGGATTATGATTTCTTCTCTCCAAATTCATTGGATGATGCAAAAGAACTGGCCGATATATTTTACAAAAAAGGATTTAGTGATGTTGAGGCAAAGTCAGGTATGCACACAGGGACATATAAAGTATTTGTAAATTTTATTGGCGTTGCTGATATAACATTTATTGAACCGGAATTATTTAAGAGTTTAATGCGCGAAGCAATTGAAAAAAATGGAATACATTATGCACCTGTCAACTTTTTAAGAATGTCCATGTATTTAGAAATCTCTCGTCCAGACGGTGATGTAACGCGGTGGGAAAAGGTTTACAGTCGACTTATGCGTTTCAATAAAAATTATCCGCTTAAAGGTGAAAACTGTTTAAAAAAAGCAAAAGAGTCGTCATTGTCTCCAAATAAAAAAGAAATAGAAATATTTGACTTGATACGCGACGAAGCAATTTCTGAAAAGCTCGTATTTTTTGGAGGGTATGCGTGTTCATTATTTTCAGAACATTTAAAAAAAGCAGATCGTCCTGTATTATACTCAAGCATGCCGTCATTTGATTTGTTATCCGAACATGCAGAAAAATCCGCCAATAAAATAAAAAAGGTTCTGGATAAGACGGGCGATTTTAAAAGCGTCACTATAGAAAAACGCGAAGAATTCGGAGAACACGTTGCTTCTCATTTTGAAATCATAGTTGATGGCAGAACCGTCGCATTTATTTATGAGCCGTCTCCCGGTGCGTGTCATAATTATAATGTGGTGAAAATAAATGGAAAAGATGTTAACATTGCAACAACAGATACAATTCTTAGTTTTTATTTATTGTTTCTTTATGTGAACAGACCTTATTATGACAGAGACCGTTTACTTTGTATGAGTCAATATATATATGATTTACAGTATGATAAGTTAACAAAAAATGAAGGCATATTTAAACGATTTTCCAAGCCGTGCATTGGTAAGCAGGTTACCCTGAAAGATATTAAAGATGCAAAATCGCACATGTTTGAACAGTTGAAAAATAAAAAGGGCACTCGTGAATATGAAGAATGGTTTTTGAATTATAATCCGATTGAAAAATATAAACATAAAGCATTAAAAGGAAAAGCAGCGGAAAATTTCAAAGAAAAATTGAACAGTATTAATAAGCATTCGCCATCTTATTCAAAGCGCAAAAATACTCCGGTAACAGCCAGTCCAAGTCCAAGAGTTAGTACCAATAGTCAGAGAACTTCCAAAATGTTATTGACTACTGCGAGTCCATCGTCGTCGTCGTCGTCATCGCCCAGACGTTTTACACGTTCAAAACGGCTGCGGACACATTCAACGCCAAATAAAAATAAAAAAAATGTAAAAACAACTCACAAGATGCGACGACAAAGACGAGACAATAGACGCAACTGAGTTTCTATTTTAGCCAAATTTATCCAACTATATATTTTTTTATTCATTCATATTTTTTTATTCATTCATATTTTTTATTCATTTATATTATAGATAATTATAATACAAATGAATAAAAATAAAACTATTATTTATTCAATCATTTTCATTATTTTCATACTTTTTATTTATATTTATGTTAACCGTTCCCCCATTCGAGATAGGTTATCAGAGTATACAGCGAAAGCCATTGTTTTATCATGTATAGATTTTAGATTTGTAAACGACAAAATATATTTTTTCAATGCATCAGGATATCGTGACAGATATAACAAATTTAGCTTGGCAGGCGCTAGTTTAGGTTACAACCAAAATTCTTTTCCAGCATGGAGTGAAACTTTTGATAAACACGTTGAACTAGCCATCGACTTGCACCAAATTGATGAAATAATCGTACTGGACCACATGGACTGTGGAGCATATAGAATTTTGTATGATAACCCGTCAATGTCAATGCAAGAAGAATATGAATTACATAAGGAAAATTTAAATAAATTCAAAGTTGCAATGAATAAAAAATATCCTTCATTAAAGGTTACAACATTATTGACAAACACAGATGGTTCCATTTTGCAATATTAACAGTTACTCGCGTATCTCCATTTTACGTTGGGTTTGCACATTATAACAATTTCTGCACAAGGGCATGTAAATGTCATTTCCTATGAGAACTTGTTCTGTGTCGCACGTGCTTCTAAAGGTAAATGGTGCAAGTGTCCCATCTTTGCAAATGCTGCAGAGAGAATGTAACTTGGTCATTTTATCGCACATGGGAATCAGTTCAAGGAGATTTCCTATTTTATTTCGTTGAAAGTCTCCATCTAGTCCGCAGATGTATACTTTTTTTCCTTTTTCTTCCACCATGTTGATTGTAAAAGGCACAATGTCACTGAAAAACTGTCCCTCGTTAATCAGTATTACGTCGCTATTTTCAATCTCACTCTTGTGCGTTTTCATAATTTCTTCCATGGAAAACCCCATAATGCACGGAATCATTTCTTTATCGTGCGTCGACAGCATGGTTTCGGAATATCTGTCATCCGCTTTATAATTTATAACGCAAACACGTGACTTGCAAAATGAATATTGCCTGTATATTTTCAAGAGAGCCGACGTTTTTCCCGACCACATCGGTCCTAGTATAATTTCTAAATATCCTGCGGTGGTTGTGGTCGCATCTGCAGCTGTGGGTGTTGTCATTCGATGATGATGATAGGTTGGCGGTGGTAGCGGTGGGGTCGTTTTTATATTTTTCATAACTGTTATATATAGTTTCAATTTTATTATAATAATTACAACGCAAAAACATAATAAACATTAAAGTGAATATTAATCAATATGAGTTATTTTTTATTTAATTAACCAATTATGTTTTGTAATAGTGAAAATAAAAGCGATGACGACATTCATAACTCTACTCCGTGGGTGGAGAAATACAGACCTACACATTTTGATGATATTGTATTGGATGATATTAATAAAAAAATACTTTTATCAATTATAGAGAACAATTATTTTCCAAATTTATTATTGTATGGTCCTCCGGGAACCGGAAAAACTACAACCATTATCAATCTTGTAAATGCATACCAAGATAAATATAATCAAAAAAATAAAGGACTAATGATTCACCTAAATGCATCTGATGAAAGAGGAATTGATATCATTCGGAATCAAATAAATAGTTTTGTAACATCAAAGTCAATGTTTGGAGAGGGAATGAAATTTGTTATTTTGGATGAAGTAGACTACATGACAAAAAATGCGCAAACAGCGCTTCGTTACTTATTGAATAATTATAATAACCTTGTAAATGTTCGATTTTGTTTAATATGCAATTATATAAGCAGAATAGATGAAGCATTGCAAACAGAATTTGTACGAATGCGATTCAACCAACTTCCTGAATCAAGAATACTTTGTTTCTTAAAAAAAATTAATGTTGCCGAAAAATTGAATGTTGATGAAAATACGATTATATCCATTCAGCGCCATTTCAACTCTGACATTCGAAGTATGATAAATTACATGCAGTCAAATCAGCATCTAATTCACAACTGTCATGTAATTACAAATGCAGTGTGGGAAAATATAACTAAACTCTTTAAATCGCGCATAAAGTCATCTACCATTGTTGAAAAATTGAATGAAATAAGTTCAAAATATAATATTGAACGTAAAAATATAATTAAAAATTATTTGAATTACATCATACGCCAACATCCAGAATATATTAGTCCAGCTTTTTTAAACTTTATTGAAAATGTTGTTCATAAACAAGACTGCAAGACAGAATATTTGCTTCAGTATTTTGTCCTTAAAATAAGTACATTTATATCAGCCGATTAATAAATGGAATTAATAAATGGAATTAATAAATGGAATTAATAAATGGAATTAATAAATAAAATAATAAATAAAATAATAAAGAGATTTTTTAATATTTTATTATAAAAAAAATAGACGATATTACGACATCTATCAATCAATGAACTCTAATTCGAATGTATTGTCCGCATTTGCAAGCAATGAAAATAAAGGCTTGCTCTGGAGTGTTTTGCATAGCGGTGGTAAGTTTACTGGCATTCCTGAAACGGCATTGAAAACGGTTCAAGTCATGTTTGAAACGACTGTTACTGAAATAAGTGAAACTTTTCAAAAAATGAACCAACCTGTTGATTTGAACATCATGAATAAAGAAGCCGTGTATGTAATTTGTAAAAAGTTAACTTCATTTGTTGAAGAGAACAAACAATCAACTGCAACTCCTATGACTCCCGCGATTTCTGCAATTCCTCTTATGAGTGAGAAAAAAAAACAACAAATTCCTCAACTGGAAACAATATACCGAGCAGAAGATATTCAAAAAGAACGACAAAATGCATTCAATATGGAGTTGAAAAAAAAAGAAGAAGAAATGTCATCCATCATAAAGCTGAAAAAACCAGATGAAATTAAATTTTCTGACGATAACTATGATAAGCCAATAGGAGATGACATGGAAAGACTTCTAGCAGAAACATTGGCATCACGAGAACGCGAACTCGAACTGCTTGTAAAAAGCAAAGAAGATAAAGATAACGCAGAAAAATGGATAAACAGTTCCAGTATAATGTCGTCATCATCAAGTATTCCTCCAATCACAAATAACCCAACAACTGATACAAAAAAAAAAGTAAGTTTCAGTGACACTCGAATTGAACATGAAAACAAAAATGAATATAACACAACAGCTTCCGCAATCACACCTGTTGTAACAATTTCTAATGCTTCATCAGAGTTGAATACTTTGATGAATAAATTCAAAAAGATTAATGTAACAAATGGGCCATCAAACCAGAGTAAGTATTATGATAATAATAATAACGACGACACTACTAACAATGACGACAACATTAACAACGATAGTAACAGTTCCAAAAATAGAAACCTAAATAATGATACAGTAAAACAAATATCAGAAGACATTGCATCTATAAGAAGAAATATAAGTGAGCTGTTGCATATTATAATCGACATTAAAACAGAGATGAAAGAGAGAAGAGAGAATAAAGAAAAAGAGGTGAATCAAAAAGAAGACATACGCCAAGAATCAAGGTTCAATCAATGATGACGAAGATGTCTGTTTTGGCAGTTTTACTTTATTTTTTGGAGCAAGCGACTTTAACGTGGATTGTCTTTTTTCACACCGTTTAAGAGTAAATTTTTTCATAGATGTTGGACAATAAACAAGACACGGTATTGACTTGATCATTCCTGACAGCTTATCGTATACGACTTCCTTTGTTTTAATTAATTTTTTTTGATCAATGCTACTAATTAAAAATTCATATAGAGCAGATTTATCTTTATCGCACAAGCAATTTTCAGTTGCATATGTTTGAACGAACTCATTCATTTTTTTTAATTTCATTGACTTATCCAATTTTACCCACTGGTCTTCTTTATTTTGGGTTCGTTCTTTTTCTAAAAAATCGTCGATATTTGAGTTATGCTTTGTGAGTTGTTTCGGACTTGTTTTTTTCAACAACATTGATTTGTATTTGATATTTCTTAATTCAATGCAGTCACACTCTTTATTAATCGTGTTGTTATCCACATTTGAATTGTCACCGTTGTCATCTGCGCACTTTTCAGAACTCATGTTGGATTTTGTTAACCTTAATATATTTATAAAATAGAGTTTAAACCCATTTTATAAATACTATTTTAGAATAAATTGTAAAATAATAGTAGGTTCAAATTTAATTTAGTTGACTTCTAGTTGACTTCTAGTTGACTTCGGTTAGTTTAAAAAATGCAGCATCGAAGAAGACGATGAAGAAGGTGTTAAACTACCAACACACATTGAATAAGAAAGGCGCGATACGAAATAAGCTAAGAAATAGGTAAAGCATCCCATAAACAAGCCCAACAACAACCCAAAACTAAATTTCCTTGTCAAAAGACTATATATTGAAAAAAGTGTTACAAAAACAAATACAATGTAAAAGAAAATGGAAAATCCGTAATAATACAAACAATACTCACGTGTAAGAGGACCAAAAAGCGAATTAAATAAGTTCATTTCGTTTATATGTTATATATATACTTGTGAAAATATAATATTTTTTATTTATTTGATATTTATTTGATTTTATTTATTTATACTAAATATTATAATATCATAAGTCGAAAAAACCGAAAAATAAATTTATTTTATGGAATCAAAAAAAAATATTAATATCAACGGTAAGAAAAATATATTTGGACTATTCACAGAATCAACATTAACATCAACGTCAACGTCAACGTCAAATATTGAAACCACGAGTGATGTTCATGATAAAATATACAGTGTAAATCTAAATAAAAGTGGCGATGGCGGTGGCAAAAAACGCGCCGTATGTGAAAAATGGAATTTACCTGACCATTATTTTACACACTCACACCAATTCAGCGTTGTATCGAAATTGTATATGAATTTGGAAAATGATGTTATTGAGAATCGTGACATATATATAAAAGAAATAACTAAAAAAATATCCGGATATAAAAGACAAGATACTGATAAAGATGTTTATTCTAAAAATACATTTATTTCTCTCGAAGGTGTAATTGAAAAATTATTATGTTCCAAATTGAAATGTTTTTACTGTAAATCCACATGCGAACTTATTTATGAAAATGTTCTTTCTAAACATCAATGGACGTTGGACCGAATTGACAATGATATCGGACACAACGTTGATAATGTTGTTATTTGCTGCTTAGAATGTAACTTGAAAAGAGGAACAATGGATAGTGGTCGTTTCAAATATGGAAAACAATTGACATTCAAAAAAATAGATAATTAAAAGTTACCAACGTTTCACCAAATAAAACCAAATAAATTTATTTAAATTAAAAAGGATATAAACCAGCCGCATATAATAAAATAGTAAAAATAAGTATTATAATAAATAATTCAACTTAAATTTTATAACAACGATGAGTGCTACAAGTATTTGTGAAAGTACAACAACAACAACTTCGTTTGTTGGAGGAGGAGGAGGATGTCTTGTTGATTACATTGGTGGATGTGGTATATACACCACTCAAAATAATTTACTTCTAAAGAATTTATTGAAATTTTATGAACAGGGAACGAATTTGGATACCATGCTTAAAATTATCAATGGTCATTCTAAAATTTCTCTTCGTATTATCGACTGGTTCGCAACAAATTATGCTAAAAAAAACTATACTGTTTATACTATTCAAAATACGTCGAGAAGATTTAAAGTATATGTAGACTACAAGTTGAAACTAAAAGCATACTCTAAAAAGCGGTTTGACCCATTTTGTCGTTGGGAAAGAATCACAATTCCGTATAATGACGGTGCATTTATACAAACTACAATAGGACAGTTGAATTTTTTCAAGTGGGCAATTGAAAATGATGTTGTTTATTATATTGAAGAAAATTATCAAACAATTGAAAATGACATGAATTCAAGAAATAGCACATCTAAACATTCGCGCTCATCATTGTCTTCATCTTCAACTGCATCTGAAGATTGTGACATTTGCGATGTTCAGTTAGAAACGTCAAAGGGGGATAAAAACAAAACTCGCAAAAAACGCGAAGAGTTATCAGTGTCTGCCACTAAAAGTATTAAAAAAGAAAAAGTTGAAATTGTCGTAAGTTTCGAGTGATAATTGAACTCATACTTTATTTTTTTTTATCATTAAAGATAAATTCAGTTTCATTTATATAAAATTGAATTTATATTCAAATGGGTTAGTCTATCAAAAAAAGAATTAAGTTTACAGTCCAAATGACTAGTGCAAAAACCATTAAAATAATAATTGCTGAAATTGCAAAGAAGTTGCCAAAAAATATAAGAACAAAACTGAAAAATATTAATAAAGCCGGAAAATGCGACGTGTGTCCCACAAAACGCGTAAGTCAGAATTCAAGAATATTGCTTCCTTATTACATCATTCGCAAATGTGGTTTAACGCTTTTCCAACTAAAAATGCACACCAGCGGTGTTGTCATCGATGTTCCGTTTCGTGAATATGAACGAATTCGCAACTCTTCCGTTGGCGACATCATCAATGATGAACTTGATGCATACATAAGTAATAATATAGGGGGAAACACAAGCAGTCCTGTTGCCGTAATTGTAACCATTAGGAAAGAAAATGGATACTCAGGGTCATCTGTGCAGCGCGAAGACCTGGTAAGACTAAAAAATGAAATAGCCGTAAAAGGTTGGGAACCTGTTGCATATAATCCAGAAAAAACGATCAATCGTAAAAAAAATAAAGGTAATGAAAACTGGTCTGGTCATTATTATTATAACATATCAGGTGGGTCGCAGCAAAGTTTTAAAAGCCACCCAAATAAAGAACCTCAAATTTTTACAACACACAAGGGATTCATGTCTACTGAAAAAATAATTATAGACGTGATTGCTTCATTAGTTTGGCAGATGCTTCATATTTTTGATATTGACAAGTGTATTCCCAGAGAAGATGCATCAAAATACAAGCAAACTCTGGAAGATTACTTGAAGAATACCAAGTATTTTGGAAAATCGTGTTATGAGTTGATGAAGAAATTTGAAAATATTCGAGACGGTAAGCTGATAAGTCCAATCACGCAAAAGGAAATATCTATAACCGCATTTGATAAGGAAACGGTTGACTGCAAAGATGATATTGTTGATGTTAGCCACAATGAAGCGGTCAATAAACACAATATACGATTTTGCCCAGAAAATAATGTAATGTTGTCGGATTATTTCCCTGGTAATTTATTTTGGGATACTCACCTTGGAAATATGCAACAGCAATCCTTCACGGTTGAAGAATATTGGAGAGAAACAGAAGAAAGAACCGCAAAACGAAATTCATGGCTGGCGGCTGCTGATACAACTTCCACATAATTTCCAAACACAGACAGACATACTGTTATTATTTACGAGACTAAATCAATTTCTTCCATTTGACAGTCATGATTGATTATATTTTTTATAATACACTCTCGAAATAAATCTTTTCTCAATTCAAACCCAACTCCAATGCGCCCCAGTTTCTGCGCTGCAATCGCGCTAGTAAAACTTCCAGCAAATATGTCTAAAACGACGTCCCCGCGATAACTGTAATAGTGTGTGCTCATTGTCGGTATATCCATCGGAAATGGCGCAGTATGTCCCAGTTTATTTTCTTTTTTATTATTTATCTTTATGACAGGTGACAGCTTGTGAATATCTCGTCTCCAGTCTTGTACCAACTCCGTCGGTATTACATTTTCAGCTTGACGAAACGGATTTTGCGTAATGATAGTTTTGAGCGAGAAACGTTTTCCGCGGTCAGATTCGCTCTTTTTACAAGTCGGGTTTTTGCACTCCCATGAGCGAAGCCCTTTAAAAGTGTAGCTGTTGCTTTTTACGGTTAAACTCCCACAGTCATTGCACGGATATTTAATGTCTTTCTCCAACCGGTGTTTGTGAAAGATGAGAATGTGTTCATAACAGTTGCACGAATATTGAAAGAATGGGTGCGGTTTATTGCCGTTCTTATGCCTGGAACTTTGCACTTCACCTTTATCCCAAATCACATCATCCACAAATGTAAATCCACAGTCTTCAAACATGACTATAAAATACGCTGGAAGCGGAATTTTCCTGTTGCCAAATGCATTTATTTTATCCATTTTGTCATTGTCAACCACATCGCTAATATTTAAGACAAAAACGCGGTGATTATCTAAAACACGATAGCACTCGGTAATTATTTCGCGCATGTCATCTAGGTACGCTTTCAGATTTGCCCAAATGGAATATTCGCGGGCATTGTAATAAGGCGGCGAAGTCACAATGTGTCCCACCGACTCATTGGGAAGACGTTTCAACCCTTGCAAACATCCGCCCCAAACCACTTTTATTTTTTCGGGATTTGATGTTATGTTGGTTAAAAGTCGATAATCTGTAAAATTTGTTTCCATGTTCCATTGTTTTTTAATAATTTCACGATACGCATCGATAAAATTGTAAATATTTCTTTCCCTGTTTTCCTCGTTGTCATCCTTGTCATCCTTGTAAGCATATTTACGTGTCAACTCTTCGAGCAACTCTTTTGAAAGCGTTTCATTTAAAATAACAATATTATCTTGAACCAAATTTGGCACAGTTGTTGCCGGTACCGGTATTACAGTTTCACTTTTTGGTTTAGGTTTTATTTTAATTTTTGTTTTTTTTCGATTTGATTCCGTCTCTTTTTCTGTATTCATTCACAAGACAACTAGTAATCATTATAAAATTATACATTTATTTCAATTTTTTAATAATGTTTATTTTTCATTTATTCCCGAGCGCAATGATAAAAAATAAACATTATTAAAAAAATATAAGTTGAGTTTTTTTTATTTACATGTTATGCATAAAGGAGATGTCAGAGGGGGGGGAGGGAGACGATTAAATAGAAAAACTATACATGTCAGACTTGAGCGGACGACTCGCGAAAGAAAGCGCAGGATTTTGGGGTGTTGGCGTTGGAATTGTTTGAGGTTTAAACATCAAGTCGGTGGGTTTCAACAAGAATGCGCTATTGCTAGGACCAGCTTCAAACCATTCGTTGTATATAGCCAAATTACCGTCGCGCAAAATCTGAAATGATAACGCCATTGCCTGACAACCGGCCAAAGAAGGCGGCATTGGGTCATAATTGTTTACCGACATTGAATCGTCGGGTATAACAACCGTCATATATTGTTTATTAAATGTTGTCAGTTCAGTAATATCCGGACTGTTTAGCACGTCAAATACTTTTAGTATTCTTAAAAAAGCGTTGCTTGTGAGATTTGTAATCTCGTACATTTTTTCAGCACCCGGTTGATAAAGCAGTGGATTTGCTTCAACAATAATGACCACTTTACCTGCAAATTTACTAATCGGTTCAGCGCAAATATTTTTTCCACCAAATTCATGATTGTATTCTGGCATCAACCTATCTTTCAAATTTGAATTTATTGTTTCGGCCATGCTGTTGAGCACGTCAACGTCATTTGTTTTCAGTCTGAAAAGCAATAAAAGAGGGTCGCTAGAATTTGGGCACACGGTTGAATTTGTGCTAAATGCATTTATCGCGACTGCGCTCATGGCTTCATCAAATGACACATAGTTATACGTTTCTTTGATACATTTGTCGTCACTCAAAGATGTGGAAATAATTGGTTGACCATTGTATCCGTAAATCTCAAAGTCCAAACACCTGCACCCCATTTTTATAGCATGCTTAAGAGCACAAGTGTTTACATAATCATTTGAAAAATTTCCAGTTGAGCAGCAGTTGTAAGCAGTTTTTACATAGTAGTCTCTTAATAAAAATTGAGATGACGGGTCGGATGAAGCGGTTGTTATCCAGTTTGAATTCAATTTTGACGCTTTTATTCTATTCAAACGTGCACAGCTTTTTGGAAGTAGCGTATACTTGTAATAAATGTAGTATGCCATGCACGCCATTATAAAAATTACCAACGTGCATCCGATAACATGGATCAACGTGGTATTGGGAACTTCTGCAAGAGTCGTTTTAAATTTTAAGACTGTATTCTGTAATCCATTTTTGATACTATCGATATCTTGCATTTGTATACTTTATTTTTTAATCTAAATCTTATACTTTGTATATATAATAATTAACACAATAATTATTTACTATTATCACAACAATATTTAAAATTAAAAATAATTTAAACTCTATTCTTTAAAAATTTATATATAATTTGGATTTATTATTTAGAATCAATATTCTTATATATATAGTTTATATTGATACCAACCGAACCAACACATAAACATTAGACACTATGGCAGGAGGTTTGTTAAATTTAGTAGCGTATGGAAACCAGAATGTTATATTAAATTCAAATCCTAAAAAAACATTTTTTAAAACAACATATGCAAAATACACAAATTTTGGACTACAAAAATTTAGAATTGATTTTGATGGTCAAAGAAATTTGCGAATGAATGAAGAGTCCAAGTTTAGATTTTACATTCCACGATATGCAGAGTTATTAATGGACACATACCTTGTTATTACACTCCCAAATATATGGAGTCCCGTTTTACCTCCTGCAAATTGTGGCGAGTCATGGACGCCGTATGAATTCAAGTGGATTGAAAATTTGGGAACACAAATGATTAAAGAAATTACAATATCGGTTGGAGGACAAATACTTCAAAAACTAACAGGTAGTTATTTGCTAGCAATCGTTCAGCGCAACTTCAATGGAACCCAACGTGATCTCTATAATCGAATGACGGGAAATGTGCCCGAATTGAATAACCCAGCATTTTTTTCCAGCAATAATGGAAAATATCCAAATGCATTTTATAATTACACAAATAACCCGGCAGGCGTCGAGCCATCTATACGATTTAGAAAACTTTATATTCCAATCAATGCTTGGTTTACGTTGAGCAGTAAGATGGCGTTTCCGCTGGTTGCGTTGCAGTACAACACGCTTCAAATCGATGTCACGCTTCGCCCTGTGAAAGAACTTTTTGTAATCCGTGACGTTTCCAATGTAAATAGCGGAAAGAACACCTTGCCATCTTATTTTCGAGAATACACGACTCCGAATTATGTTCAACCCAACTTTTCTGACAATTTACAGCAATTTTATCGTTTTATTCAACCTCCTCCAAACGTTGAACTCAACTATACTTCAACACGAAGCGACTGGAATGCAGACATTCATCTCATGTCAACATATTGTTTTCTCTCTTCCGACGAGTCCAAACAATTTGCATCTGTGCCTCAACAATATCTCATCAAGTCTGTTTATGAATGGAATTATGAAAATGTTACAGGAAGTCGGCGTGTGTGGTTACAGAACACTCTCGGAATGGTGAGCAGCTGGATGTTTTATTTCCAAAGAAGCGATGCTTATTTGCGCAATGAATGGAGCAACTATACAAATTGGGCTTACAATTATAAACCGGTCGGATTGATTCCTGCGCCACCCGATTTAGCCCCTGACCCAACATCCATTTGTCCGTGGACTCCGCCACTTTGTGACGACCCATCAATTATAGGGTGCTATGGTCCCGGATGGAACCCCACACTGAATGAACCCACCGGACTTTTTATCACACAGTCATTCAGTGTCGAAAACCAAAAAGATATAATGTTAAACTGTGGTATTTTATTAGATGGTAAATATAGAGAGAATGTGCTAGATGCAGGTATTTATAACTACATTGAAAAGTACACAAGCAGCAGTGGTTCTGCACCCGATGGTCTTTATTGTTACAATTTTTGTCTGAATACTGAGCCATCAGATTTTCAACCATCGGGTGCAATAAATGCAAGCAAGTTTTCAACCATTGAACTTGAATTTACCACGTTTTATCCACCACTCGACCCCAGCGCAAATTTTTTGACAATTTGTGACCCGGAAACTGATGTTCCAATTGGTGTGAACAAGCCAACGTGGAGAATTTATGACTACAACTATAACTTGACAGTGCTTGAAGAGAGATTTAATATGATTACGTTTGTGAGTGGAACTTGTGGGCTGATGTATGCAAGATAAAATATATATAAAAATAAATAAAGATAATAATATATATATTATAAAATCATCTCAAATCATTTCGAGTATCAATGACGGATTATCTTCAGTCTGATTCTGGTTCTTCTTTTTTACATGAGTTTATTTTGAGTAATAAAGACTACTTACGAAATAAAAAAAAACAAATCAATATCATTAAATATACGGTTGAAATTTCAGGTGGAATGTTTACAGGTTTTACAAGAGAAGTAGAAATGGATACTGGAATATTTGACTCTATTATTGACTCAAAAAAAATATTCAAAACACTGAATACCTATATTTGCAATCACATGTATTTCAAATTACTATTTTTTTTAACTCGAGAAAAATTGAATATTCAACTATGTGAATTAAACAATATGAAACATAAAATGTCGCTTGATGAATCACTGTGTACATGTGATAGTGATGATTTTTTAAAAAATAAAAAACTATTTATTTATATAAAAAAATAATTTTCTTTTTTGTTTTCTTTTTTGTTTTCTTTTGTTGCATGTGTCTGGGTTGGGTTGGGTTGGGTTGGGTTTGGCTGTGTGGCTGTTTAGTTGCGGTGGTTGTTTTGTAGTAGACCGGCAGAAATGTTTTCGTCTTGCATGACTTGGTGTGTAATGTCGGCAAACACACGTTTTGATCCCATGCGCGTCACTTGCACGCGAGGAGGAGGAGGGGCATGCTGTTGCTCTTGCAGTTGTCGCTCTCGCTGAAATTGAATTGTGTCAAGGAATGCCATAGCCCGACGAGTAAACAATTCAGAAGGCTCAATGGCTCTGATATACCGTCTTGATAATTCAAGGAAATTATTGAGCGCCTCACTCTCTTCCCGTGTTTGTGGATACGGGTTGATGTTTTCCATTCGTTCAAGAAGTATTTCTTCAACTCTGGCGGCGGTTTCGGCGGCGGTTTCGGCGGCAGTGGCGGTGGAGGTGGTCATTGATAATATTAACCGGTAAACTGAGAAGCACTGCATTTTATATGTATAATATTTAAGTTTTCAATTTATATTTTGAGCACTGAAAAAATAATGAAATAAAATTGAAAACTTTATCGAAATAAAAAAATAATTTTGTTTTTCTTTTTTGTTTTTCTTTTTTGTTTTTCTTTTTTGTTTTTCTTTTTTGTTTTTCTTTTTTGTTTTTCTTTTTTGTTTCTTCTTCAGCAAGTTCCAGTTTCGCTTATTCTCTTAATAAGCGGACTGTATGCTGCTACGGTCGTAGTCATGGAAGCGAAAGTTGTCTTCCATGTTCCAGTTTGATGTTGCTGATGCTGATGCTGTTGGCGTGATTGGTTTCCAAGTGGAATCTGTGAATGTGTTGTAAAGGATTTGTGAAGAACAGTCAGGTTCACTGCCGCCGCAACCGCAGATGCAGATTTTCTTCTTCTGGTGGCCAAGAGTAAACGGTGGAGGTCCAAATCTGTAAGATGAGATAGGACTTGGAGTGGCGCAGTCTGCTGTGGCGGCGGTTTCGAGTGTTGCTTCCGCACGAACTGAATTTTTTTTTTGCTTTTCAGTGTAAGGAAGAACGACCCAGTAAGATGGATCTGAAAATACAATCCGCGCTTCACGTTGTGACTGAATCCTTTCGCGAAAATGTTTGGAAATGACACCAGGAATCCAGAACATAATGTGGACAACCGCAAAACAAAAGTTCGCATCTGGATGCTGATATTCCGCAAAATCCACGCGTGAAACAATTGCAATGTCTTGGGATTCAAAAACGCGTTTGATATACGCGTCATGCATTTGGTTGCGGTGAACTCTTGGAATATATAGCGCAGTTAGCGAATAATCTTTGGCACTGGATGATGCTAACTTTGATTGAACGGTCATATTGATGGAGCTGCTTGTCGGTCTCTGATACGTGGAACACTGTAAAATATAAAACAAGAAAAAAAGTTTTCAATTTATATTTTTTGAAATGAAAAATATAAAAAAAATAAATGTAAATTTAAATTTGATTTGATTTATTTTTTTGAATTTGATTTGATTTGTTTAAGAACCACCTCTAAATAAAATTGGATTGTAGTATGGAAGAAAGTCAAAACAGTTATTTCCACTCGCATCTTTTCTATACGTGAATCCGTCAGCGCAACATCCATATCGGGATGCATCGCAACCATAACGCGCTTGACGAAAATTATACATTTGATTTGGAGTCATTTGTCCTGGTTTCATGAGTTCATTCATGTAGTCGTCCATATCGTTGTCGTAGTAGTCATAACCGCTGTTATTTCCTTGTCCACTAGATTTTCCGGGATTTTTCACAATGCAGTCTTTCTTATTCCAGTTTACGCCCTTGGTGCATGGATACTCTTGGCATTTATCTGGATATTTAAGTTTTCCATCTTTATCTCGCACACAAACGTCATTACAATTTAATTTATTTTTTGTACAGCTTTCAGTAGAGTTACATCCAAACATAAATTTTACACCATTATTATCAGTGTAGTCAACTCCACAGAATCCATCGTCTTCATTATAATTTGGATTATGGGGGTCATTTGGATTGTAGGGGTCAAACTGGTTGAATTGGTCATTTGTTCCGGCGAGCGGTTGAGCATAACATTTGGCTTGAGAGCAATCGGGTTTATCGCCACCGCCGCCGCCGCCTCCACCCTTTCCGCCCTTGTTGCCCCTTCTTGATGGAGAAGGAGAAGGAGGGGGAGTTGGTTTGGGCCCGGGGTCCGGGCAGTCGCCTTTCGTACATGTTACTTTTGGACATGCTAGACAATCTTTGTCATACTGACAATACTCTTTATCTTTTGTAATGCCGCCGTCATAACCACCAAATGCGCACACTGGCGGACAAAGTGACGTTGGCACAAGTGATTCCGGAAATGGAACGGTCAAATTGATTCCAGTATATTGAGGCGTGTTACCTTTAAGAACGATTTTATCCGTTTTGAATAAACTTTCTAATGGAGTTTTTATTGCATATTGCGATTTTTCAAGAACAAATAAAATAGTAACAGTGGTGTCGTCACTGTCGTTATTCAAATTGAATTCCAGTTGATTTAAATATGGGTCTACATTTTTTGTTCCGGGCTTTTCATACTCGGGGTCATGAAATTTGCATGTAAATTTTTTTGTGGCTGGATTGTCAATGCCACTGCCTGAAATTAATGTTTGCATCTCATTTGCAAGGTCCTTGCCCGTATAAAAACCAGGTTTAATCACAAGTGAAATCGGTATCATGTCGGGTTCATCCTCGGAACCAATTTTAACATAAAAAGTATTATAACCGTCTTCTACATTATATCTTATACAATTTCCATCAGTATTTTTACCTTTTGGCGGCCCCCAACATCCAGTTGGACATGTGCCTGGTTCAAACCCCTCTCTAAATCCGAATAAACTGTAATAAGACCCGTATAAAATAACAATAATCAAAATGCTAAATAATGCCCATTTTCCTAGTTTGATGTCAAAATCTAATTTCATAGTGACGATGGTATAATTATAGTTATTTATTATTTATAGTATCGTGATATAAAAACTATAGATAATAAAATAAAAATAAATAGGAAAATGCAATATAAAAGTAATGGAGTTAATGGACTAGTTTTCACCTAAAAATCTCACTGTTTCACTTTTTACATATTTCTCTCTGTGCATTTATTTTCGCATTCTGTTTCGTATTCCTTTTCGCGTTCCTTTTCGCGTTCCTTTTCGCGTTCCTTTTCGTATTCCTTTTCGCGTTCCTTTTCGTGTTCCTTTTCGTGTTCCTTTTCGTGTTTCTTTTCGTGTTCCTTTTCGTGTTCTACCACCCTCCCCCCAATCACTCGAATCAAGACATTTAAAACCAAAACATCTTGTTGGCGGCTTACTCGGCTGCTCCAAATATGAATCATCGTCCCAGATGAATGGATCGTGTACTTTTGCTAAATCATTCTCCAAACGTGAAATAAAACGTCTATTAAAATCTTCATATTTAATTTCATATATGTTTGGAGTTTCGGCACTCAAACGATTTAACTCAGCAATCTTATCAGGACTATGTTTTGTTGGTAATAAAACATTGAATTCATTACATTTGTCGGATGTTAAATTTTCGTCACTAACATATTTACAAAAACGCATCATGGCGACAATGCCTTTTTCCCCTTGAAATATTCTTTCTAACGAAATGCCAGCAGTATTATCAAAAAACTGGTTAATTATGTCTTGACGGGCTTTTGCATTAGGTTCTTGTCGTAATCTTGATTCGAAATCATTCAAATCTTTAGGTGTTCCTGGGGAAGCATTTTCAAACAATTTTTTTAACATCATCATAGTGCGTTTCTTTAAGCGCCTTCCTTTATAAACGGGCTTTTGAGATAAATCCGCGTATAATTTGTCTACCTGAGCTGGTGTTATTACCCCTCCATCTTTAAGAGTTGATATATTAGATAATAATGAAAAATAATAAAGAGGGTTCACTGTAAGTATATCATCATTACTAATCGTATTCTGAAACCCGTCTTCTCCATCAATTGAATCTACTAATTGTTTGTAGTATCTTCTGGCATCCTCAGCTGCAGCTTTTCCCTCAGCAACAGCAGCTTGTCCACTGTAACTGTGTGAGTATTCCCTGGGGTTACCGTCGCTACCGCTACCGCTATCGCTGGGACTACCATCGTAATCTGAAAGTAAAGGTGTTTTGGCACTCATGTTTTGTTTATACTTGTTATATATATATTATATATATTATATTGAATATAAAATATATCTAAATATTCAATATACTTATTTAAGTAAAAGTGATCTAAGGAAAAACATAACTGTGCAAACTTTGCGTGTATGGATTCTTCCGAAATGCATCTAAAATATCGGGCTGAATGCGCGCACAGTTCACAGATTCTTGGTAGGACTGTGGATATTTTTCAACCTTGCCGTATGTTTCAACGCCTGGCGGGTTTGATATTCTAAAAACAGGGTTGGGTATCCACGGGTCACAGTTATCATCGTGTCGTTTTGTGCATATATTCTCAGTCGGATTAAACAAACTGATGTTTCCACCCGGCGTAAAGCTCGTTGATATTTTATTTACATTATTGTGCTGGTTGTACTGCGCTTCATAAACGCCAATGCCCTGGTTTGTCGCACCACCGCTTGCGCCAACGTATTGCACGCTCGTCGTGTCGCGCTGGTTGAATGTGGGTTGTTGCGGATTGGCCAAGTATCCGCTTCCAGAATTCTGCGCATCCACGTTCAAGTGGTTAAAACCAAGAAGTCCCTCCGTAGTTTCTTTAATGGTTGTGGGTGCGCGACTGGCGGGATTATAAACAACACCAGAGGAGCCAAACGCCGGTTTGACATCGCCATACAACCGAATGTTTCCAATTGCATTTTCTTTACGAGATGGTCGCAGAATATCCAGCACGGGCGCAACCACGGCGCGCAATGCACCATAGATAATTCCACTCTCATGATTTTTGGTGGTTGTACGGTTATTAGATAAAAGCTTGTATCCATCGCGACCATGATCGTTTTGGCCGGGTGCGTGTTTGCCGCTGCTATGAGCGTGTGAAATTGGGTGTGCTGAAGATTCGGGCCTCTTTGCCGGTTCATAGTTTTCAGGCGCATACGTGTTTGTTCCTAACACATTTGAATCCGGACCATAGTATTCAGTACTTGTGCACACACGCGATTGCGGCTTGTAAACCTCTTTTGCGCGAGCGGTTTGCGCCTTTTCAAGACCGGTTGTGGTAAACCAGCGGTCCGATGTGTTCAAGTAAAATTTATCTGGTAAATATTTTTCCACCTTACCATATGTTTCCGGAGTTGGCGCATTCAAATTATTCCAGTTATAAGCCGGACCTTCGTGCGTTTCAAGACCAAATGTGATTTTTGGGTTATTTGTGGTGCGAAGCTGATCAACATTGCGGTCAACCCATTTATCGCGCGCTTCCATGCCAGAGTTGAACCCGTCGCTGCCTTTTGCAGTGTATCCCTGGTCCAACCCCGGACCCACGTGTATTTCTTCCCACGGCTTAACATTTGCCATTTTGCTTCCAGGCATTACGCGTGACTGCAAAAAATCGCTAACACTGGGCATTCCATTTACATAGTTGATGTCATTTTGCGGGGCAAATAGAGGGGCGCGTTCTTCCTTGCGTATTTTTTGTGAACCAGCGCCTGAAAACGTGTCAAGCACCGACTCGGTTGCATTTGCATCAACAGTTCGTCCTCTAATTTTTGCACCGAAGAACGGAACCATGTTATTATGCTGGAAATCGTTCTGATTAATAGGTTCCCCGGTGAGAGAGAACACGGTGTTCGGACTAGTAAAACCTGGATTTTTCACTGGGTTGGTATTTGGATTGTAAGAATTTCCAAATTGATTCGGATTTTGTAATACTCTTTTACCCACAGTGTCGTTATAAAATTTATCAGTAACTGCATTCGGACGAGAATATGCATTTACGTTTGAACCGGTGTCCGGGACCATTATTGGATAATTTGTCGTAGGGATATTTGTATTCGGAAGCACATTTGGGTTATTTGCGCGGTTGTTCGGATTATTGGAAGTAACAAATGATTCCTTAAAATTATCCTTTGCATTTTTGATTGAACCCGCGTCATTTTTTTTATTTTGATTTGATACTAAATACATTCCTCCTAATGCAACGATTGGGATTGCGATTTCCATTTTTATTATATATTTTTATATTATATATTTATTTACTATATATATGTAATATAATTTTACTCTATTATTTTATTTCTTATTTCTATTTCAAATAAAATAAATATATAAATTAAAAATACTTTTTATAATATCAACTATCAAAAACATTGTAAATCATGTATTTACACCTTTTTCTTATTTATCTGTGACATAAGTATCATTTCTTACAAAATTCAAATACTTTATACATCTATGTACTGTCAATTCAACATCATTGTACTTTACCACTTCTCCTCTTCGTTGAACTGAGTAATGTTCCAATTCTGTATATGTTGTGTTATTTTCATCATGACTTGCATCTGCCTCTGTTAAATTATGACAAAATAAAGTAATTCGAAAACTGGTTTTATTTGGTTGAAAATTCATAACTTCTTCTAAATAATCTCCCAATTCATTAATGTCGTAAAATTTTGAGTTAAATATTGTCTGCGGATTTATTTGTTGTTTACCAAAAACGCTGAAACTGTAACCACTGTGTCCAATAAAAAATGACCAGTTATTATATTCTTCAATGTGTAAAATAAGTCGCGGCATAATCTTGATTTTGTTGGTATTGGTACTTGTAATGAATAAGCAGATATTTTTTAATATATTTTATTAAATAATATATTAAAAAACATGAGACCACGACCACAGTTATTTGAGAAAGGGTAAACATGGAATCTTTGTAATAAAGTTATCTTTTTCTAGAATGCGCGTGCTAAGATTGTTTTGAAATGGAAAACACACATTTTCTTGAGGGTTGAGCTGAGGATAGTACCAATTGGTTTGTTCCAAGTCGCGATATGTCCATGCGGGATGAGTAACGCGCGACTGTTCAACAAACGATGGCTGAGCAGACGGATATGATATTGGGCTACTGTGAACAGCTCGTTTTAAATAGTTATTTTCAAGACAGTCTCTCGAGAGAGGTTGATTTAATCCCATCAAATTACTTTCTAAATTAATTGTGTTTGTTCTTAAATTTGCACCCCATCCCTGAATTCTAATATACGGGTCTTCAATATAATAAGGTTTATCTCCATTACCCGGCATGTTCAACATGTATCGTCCAGGGTCTGTCGATTCCTGCAGCTGTTTGTGTATCCTACAAGGATCATCGTGAAAACGAGTAAACGACATTCAATGATTTGAAGTATTTGAAATATACTATTATTATTATTTATTATTATTATTTATTCTTATTTATTATTATTATTTATTCTTATTTATTATTCTTATTTATTCTTATTTTTTTGAATATATTATATTTCAATACATATTAAATACACAACGTTAAATAAAAATAAGTCTTATTTTTGTTATATGAACCACGAACGTCAGCAAAGAAACATAGAAGTTAGAATAAATTCGGTTTGGGTGCCAGTATCAGATGAAACCGAGGTTCAACTTCAGATGCAAAATTTGAAAATGGCATACACCCAGTATAAAAATAAACCAACATATCACACAGAGTTACCATATTGTGAAGGTGGTATAAAAATATACAGAGACGATAATAATCACTATAATCCAACATATGCTTTGAACATACGACAGCATCATGGAAGCGTTCCGGTTCCGGTTCCTATTATAGATTTGAACGATGTAAAGATTTTTTTAACAGACCTTCCAAATGCAAACTGGGTAAAAGCAAGGGATTATCAAGCCTGGGCGTATCGCGATTTTGTCTATGATTCGAATCGTGCTCCAGTAAAATATTATGCTTCACAGCATTCGTCTCATTTATTTTTTCAAACGAGCAACTATAGACAGGTTACCACAATAGATGTGGATGGGCTACCTCCAAATATTATATTCAAAATTTCAAGAAATGAAAATGGAAGTGTGTATTATGAAAAAAATGATAATAGAGCCACGCGAATCAGAATTTGTGATAATGAGTCTGCCCGGTCTGGTTATTTGGGATATTATCGGCGAATCACGGATGTTGGTGATTTTATTATATCGACGCCGGTACCGGCACCGCCACAAGTAGTGTCGTCGTCTCATGACGACCCGTATGGACCAAATTATCAAGACTTTGCAGCATTTTTGCATCAGCCACACCCACAAACCAATGCCAAGTTGCCTCTTCCTCCTGGTATTTGCAGCGTTGAAACAAACAACGAAGAAGAACAATGCATATTATGTTTTAAAAACAAGGCAAACTTGAAAATAAGTCCTTGCGGGCATAAAATAATATGTCCCGAATGTTACAAAAAATTGGAAAAAGCGGAGTGTCCAATGTGCAGAGAAAAAATACAATCGTTGAGTTGTGACGATGTGTAATGAACCATGTCGCGTCGCCATATCAAATAAAATGAATGCAACAAATAAATATTTATTAATTATAAACTCAGTGCTCTAAATAGTTAACTTATATATAATAAAAATTTTATACATATCTTTGTCGTCGTTTGCTTTGTCGTCGTTTGCTTTGTCGTCGTTTGCTTTGTCGTCGTTTGCTTTGTCGTCGTTTGCTTTGTCGTCGTTTGCTTTGTCGTCGTTTGCTTTGTCGTCGTTTGCTTTGTCGTCGTTGTCGTTTATATCCACCCAAAAAATCGTAAGGATGGCCAGTATGTTTTTCCCGTTGTTTTTGCCAATAAAGCTGATCAGCAGAAGCAGCAGGAAGAGGAGGAGCAGCAGAAGCAGGGGCAATTTTAGAAACTTCAGAAACGTCCCATATCCTTACAGGGCAGTCGTTAAATCCTGACGCCAAGTACTTCCCGGTTGGGTCGAACGCAACTGACGTCACCCTGATTCTCTGACCTGGTACAATGGGGGAGAGCTCGGCAACCTGCTGCTGCGTGTTCACGTCCCATATCCTGATGGTCTTGTCATTAGATCCTGACGCCAAGTACTTTCCGCTCGGGTGGAATGCAACTGAATTTACACAACTCGTGTGACCTCTTAGCTCGGCAACCTGCTTCACGTCCTGCGGAGTGCTCACGTCCCATATTCTCACGGTATTGTCCGTAGAGCCTGACGCCAAGTACTTCCCGCTCGGGTCGAACGCAACTGACATTACGTAACCCTCGTGACCTATTAGCTTGGCGACCTGATTCTG